CCCGGCCCGTGAAATCATCCATGACCGGTGGAACACGCTCTACCACCCGCTCTGCGGCACCTCGCCGATCTTCGCTTGCGGCCTGGCGGCGATGCAGGGCCTCAAGATTCAGAACAACTCGGCGTCGTTCTTCGCCAACGGGTCGCAGCCGGGCGGCATTCTGACTGCGCCTGCCGCGATCAGCAACGAGACCGCAGAGCGGCTGAAGGCCCATTGGGACACCAACTACTCCGGCGCCAATGTGGGCAAGGTCGCCGTCCTCGGTGACGGGCTCAAGTATGAGCCGATGGCGATCAATGCGGTCGACTCGCAACTGATCGAGCAGCTCAAGTGGACGGCCGAGGTGGTGTGCGCCACGTTCGGGGTCCCGGCGTACATGGCCGGCATCGGCGCGATGCCGACCTACAACAACATCGAGGCCCTGAATCAGCAGTATTACTCGCAGTGCCTCCAGATCCACATCGAGAGCATCGAGCTTTGCCTGAACGAGGGGCTCGCCCTGCCGAAGAGCTACGGCACCCGGTTCTCGATTGACGATCTGCTGCGGATGGATACGGCCACCATGGTCAAGGCCGAGGCCGAGGCGGTGGGCGCCGGCATCAAGTCGCCCAACGAGAGCCGGCTGCGGCTCAACCTGCCGCCGGTCAAGGGCGGCGCCACCCCGTACCTCCAGCAGCAGAATTACTCGCTCGCAGCCCTCGACGATCGCGACCGCGGCGACCCGTTCGCCAAGCCGCAGCCGGCGCCGCAGATCGCGCCGCCGGAGGATACCGAGGAAGACGAGCCGGACGACCAGGACGCGCAGGCCGATGCCGCGCGCTTCGCGGCCCGGCTGGTCCATCGGCTGCTCCAGGCCGCAGCGTGATCCACGTCGTCCTCGGTCCACCGACCGCAGGGAAATCGACCTACGTCCGCCAGCACGCCGCCGAGGGCGACGTGATCGTGGACTATGACGCCATCGCGCAGGCGCTCGGCTTTCCCGAGGAGCACGACGCCGATGGCTCGATCCGCCTCGTCACCCGGTCGGCGCGGGCTGGCGCCATCAACCGGGTCATGGACGGGCTCGACCACGACGCTTGGATCATCGGCACCAATCCGAAGCCGGCCCGGCTTCGTGCCTACGCCCGAGCTGGCGCGGACTTCACCGTGATCGACCCCGGCCAGGAGGAGTGCCTCCGGCGGGCCAAGCAGCAGGGTCGGCCGCCGGGCGTCTTCGTGGCAATCAATGACTGGTACGCCGCTCCGCCGGTCCTACCGGGCACAGAAGAAGGGCCAAAGGCGATGCCGAGATCGAGTACCGCAGTCGCCGACATGGCCGATGCCGTCTATGACGCGGTCAAGGTCTATGTCGGGCGTGAGGTCGGTGGCGTGAAGCCCCAGCTCGTCTCGCTACAGCGCGACCTCGACGCCGCAGTGACGATGCTGTCGGTCACGGAGGCGGAGTTGAAGGAGGCCCGCGCCGACGCTGCGACGGCCCGAGCCGAGACCGCGGAGATCCGTGTCGTCGCCAACGGCCTCGTCGAGCGGTTGGGCGAAGTCATGGAGCGGCTGTCCATCCTGGAGGCCAGGGCGCCCGTTGCCGGCCCTGCGGGGCCCGCTGGAGCCGATGGCGCCCCAGGGGCGCCCGGTCCCAAGGGCGACCCCGGCGAGGCCGGCCCAGCGGGCCCCCAGGGGCCGCCCGGCCAAGACGGCCTGGCCGGCCCCCGAGGGGAGCGCGGCGAGGCCGGTCCGCAGGGCCCGGAGGGGCCGGCGGGCCGCGACGGCCAGGACGGGGCGCCTGGGCCTGCTGGCGCGCCTGGAGAGGCGGGTCCCGCGGGTCCGCAGGGGCCGGAGGGCCCGGCTGGCCAGGACGGGGCCCCTGGGCCCGCTGGCGCGCCCGGCGAGGCCGGTCCGGCTGGTCCCCAGGGGGAACAAGGGCAGGCAGGGCCGGCGGGCCTGGACGGCGCCCCTGGCGCGCCCGGCGAGGCCGGTCCGGCTGGCGAGGCTGGCCCGGCTGGCCCCCAGGGCGAGAAGGGCCTGGACGGGGCCCCTGGCCGCGACGGGCGGGATGGCGTCCAAGGGCCGCAGGGCGAGCGTGGCTTGCCCGGTCCCCAGGGCGAGGCCGGTCCGATCGGCATGCGCGGCGAGCGCGGCGAGAAGGGCGACCCTGGCCGCGACGGTGCCAGCGTCCACAGCATCGACCTCACGACCCCGGATGGCGGCCGGACGTTCGTCTTCAGCATCGAGGGCGGCGACGAGGTGCTGGTCAACGAGATCCAGACCCGCACGACGATCTGGCAGGGCATCTACGAGGAGGGCCGGACCTACCAGCCCGGCGACATCGTCACCCTCGGCGGCTCCTGGTGGCACTGCAACCTGGAGACCACCGAACGGCCCGGTGAGGCCAAGGCGGCCTGGAGCCTCACGGTCAAGCGTGGCCGCGACGGCAAGGACGGCAAGAACGGCGAGCGCGGCGAGCGCGGGCCGCAGGGCCCGGCGGGGCGTGACCTGACGCAGATCGCTCCGGATGGGAGCAAGTTCTGATGGCCACCACCCCGCTCGTGACCCTGGAGATGGTCCGGGATCGCCTCCGCATTGACGCGGTGGACGATCAAGCCGACGTGGAGCGGATGATGCGGGAGGGCACCCGCATCGTCCTGGGCTACCTCAAGCCGCAGCCCGATGGCTCGCCCCTCGACCGGGGCTGGACCATCGACACGGTGCCCGAGCACGTCCAGACCTCGATCCTGCTCGTGATCCGGGCGATCTACGACGGGGAGGATAATCCGCTGTCGCAGGCGGTGATCGACATCCTCCACCGCGACCGGGACCCGGCGCTCGCATGAGCCGGCAGCCGATGCGGGCCCGGCGGCTCCGCACCCGCCTCACCTTCTACAGCCCGATCGAGAACGAGAGCCCAACCGGGAACGTCGAGTTGGGCTGGGAGCCGTTCGTCTCCCGCTGGGTCGAGATGGCCGGCATGCGGGGCAAGGAGCAGCTCCAGGCCGGTCGCCTGGAGGCCCAGGTCCCGTCGATCGTCCGCATCCGGTGGGACAGCGAGACCGAGCTGATCACGTCGGCGTTCCGGGCCGGCAAGACCGGACCCGACTTCGCGATCGTGTCGGTCTCGGAGCCGGACCAGATGCGGCGAATGATCGAGCTGCTGCTGCTCACGGGCAAGCCGGGCTAGGCCATGGGCACCTTCAAGGTCGATGGCACTGCCAAGCTGCAACAGAAGCTTGAGCAGATGCCGGCATCTGTCCGCGAGGCGATGTCGAACGCCATCGCCGATGGCATGGAGGATCTCAACGACTACCAGCGCCGCCTCGCCCGTCGCGTCTGGCGGACCGGCGAACTGGAGTCGAGCATCGGTTGGGGCTGGGTCACTCCAGGGCAGGACGGCCTGGAGGGGCTCAAGAAGTTCCGCGCCGTCAACCTCGCGCAGAAGGGCGCCTTCCAATTGGCCGCCAAGGCGTATGCCGGGCGTGTCGACGGGAAAGAAGCCTACTACGCCAAGTTCGTCGAGTTCGGCACCCGCTACAAGCCGGCGCGGCCGTTCTTCTTCCCGGCCTATCGGCTGAAGAAGCGCGACATCAAGCGGAACATCGCCACCGCCTCGCGCCGGGCCATCCGCGCAATCGCCAAGGCCGCCGGCACGCCGCCGCCGCGGAAGCCGAGAGCGCCGAAGGGTGCCGCGACATGAGCCCAGACTGCTCCAACGAGTTGATCGAGGCAATCCGGGCGCGGCTGCTGGCCGACCCGGCTGTCACCGCCATCGTCGGCACCCGCGTATTCGATCGGCCGGACATGGGGGTCGACTTCCCCTGGCTCCAGATCGGCGAGACCCTGCTTCAGCCGTTCGAGGCGCAGTGCGTCACCGGGACGAGCATCTTCCTGACACTGCATGGCTGGGGTCGCGATGGCCATGCGGGCGACGACATGCGGGCGCTCGGCGCCGCGGTCTACGCCAGCCTCCATACGAAGAAGTTCCTGCTGCCTGGGCCCTACGCCCTGCAACTGATCGAGCATCAGAACACGCAGGTTCTTCGCGATCCGGACGGCACCACCCGGCACCTCGTGACGGAGTTCCGCGCCGACACGACGGCCGATCTCTGATCGGTCTGCCCGACCCGGCCCTTGGGCAAGGCTGACCGGCCCGCAGCGATGCGCGCCCTTCCCATGATGGAGCCCTTGCCATGGCCCAGCCCGATCTCGCAGGTGCGAGGGAGCTGCTGCTGTATTTCGAAGATCCCGACGCCCCGAACGCTTGGCTCTTCGCCTGCGGCATCAACTCGCGAGCCCTGAACGGCACCCTCAACAACACCGAGACCCCGATCGCCGACTGCGACGACCCCACGGCGCTGCCGGTGCGGCGGGTGACGGCGAACTACTTCGCCGAGGAGATCTCCGGCACCGGCATGCTCGCCCTGGAGCGCCTGGACGATTTCGAGGCGATCTACCAGTCGGCCGAGTCCCATCGCTGGCGCATCGGCATCATCAACCGCGGCTATTGGCAGGGCCCGTTCCTGATGACCGCCCGCAACATCGGCGGCGAGCAGGAAGGCTTTGTCACCCTGGAGATCACGCTCTCCAGCGACGGCCCGGTTCCGTACATCGCTGATCCCACCTTCCCCGGAGGCACCACGTGACTTGGACTGCCCTCATTGAGGTGCCGTTCGCCAACGAACTGCATCGTTTCCGCCTCGGCCTCGGTCAACTGGAAGATCTGGAGAGCCGGTTCAAGGTCGGCACCATCGGCTGGGTCGAGAAGTTCCGGGCCAACGAGTGGCGCATCGGCGAGATGCGCGCCGTCTTCATCACCGCGCTCGTCGGCGGCGGCCAGGACCCGGCGCAGGCGAAGGAAGTCGTCGATCGCTGCATGATGGCGTGGCCGCTGGTCCGGAACGTCGATCTGTTCTGGAAGATCGTCAACGCAGCGATCCTCGAACCGCCGCCTGGGATGTCCTCGGGAAAAGTTCAGGCGGACGAGGAGGAGGAGATGGCCTCAACCTCGCCCGCCTCCTCGGTCTCGGAGGAGCCCTCGGCTACACCGCGGAGGAAGTCTGGCGCATGAGCCTGTGGGAGTTGACGGCGCTGGTGGACGGCTTCAACGCCGCGCATGGCGGCGAAGACGGCGGTGGCGTCGCTCCGATGACCGTGGAGCGGTTGAAGCAGATCAACCCTCCACGGACGATCCATTGAGCGAAGCCCACAGGGCATCTGCGCGCTCGTAATCTCGGTTCACCCTGGCCCGATCGCAGTTGAGCACCGTGCGCATCCGGGACGCGGTCATGTAAGTCGATGTGACCGATGCCAGGGTCTCGGCCGAGAACTTCGGGTCGGCCCGCAGGAGTTTGATCAGGCTCACCATCGGGTCCCCAGGCCGGCGGCTCTTCGTGCAGGCGTAGTCCCCACCCTCGGCTTCGCCCAATGCCTTCGCGTAGTCGACATAAGCCGCAGGCGCGATGGCCTGGGGCTGGGGCTGGGGCTCGCCGCCCGTGCTGACATAAGCGCCGACTGCGCCGCCGAGCAGGGCAGTAACGAGCGTGCCGATCAAATAACTAGCCATCGAAATCTCCGGGTTCGAGTCCTTTTGCATTGACATAATCGAAAGTTGCCCGAATGGCAATGACCGAACTCGAAACGCTGCTAGTCACGGTCGAAGCAGATCTTCGCCGTTACTCCAAGCAGATGCAGCAGCTTGGGCAGATGACCGATGGCGGCTTCAAGAAAGCCGGCAAGGCCGCCAATGACGGCCTTTCGACCGTCGAGCAACGCGCCAAGCAGGCTTCGGCCCAGGCCCAGAAGGCGCTTCAGGACGCGCAGCGGTCCTCTCGCCAGTTCGGCCAGACGATCCAGAACGTCGGCTATCAAGTCGGCGACTTTTTCGTCCAGATCGAAAGCGGCCAAGGCTTCCTGAGAGCCCTCACGCAGCAAGGCACTCAGGTTCTCGGTGCCTTCGGCCCCTGGGGCGCCGTGCTCGGTGCTGCGGCCGGGTCCTTGGCAGTCCTGGCTTCGACGATCGGCTTGTTTGGCCCTTCGGTTTCGGAGGCAACCGAAGCGGTCACGAAGCTCAATGACCAGCTCGGGACCACCGACGAACTCACGAAGGCTGCGGCTGGCGGTTACGACGCGCTGATCCAAAAGGTCAAGGAGTCGACCCGCGCCACCCGTGAGGCGTTCCTCGCCGAGCTGGCGATCGAAGGCCGCGAGGCGGAGAAGAAGCTCAAGGAGACCGCGGAGACCGTCGCCGGGGCCATGGGCGACATCAACTCTGCGGTCGCCGAGCGGGTGTCCGTCCTCTTCGGCAACGCGGCCGGTGGCGTGTCGCTGGTCGGGCAGGAGATCAACAAGCTCCAGGACCAGATCGCGAAGGGCGTCGCCTCGCCGGAGGATTTCGAGCGCCTGAACAAGCTCTTGCGCGATGGCGGCACGGCGAGCGGCGAGGCCACTGCGCGGGCCAAGGAACTCCAGGAGCAGATCGCCAGCCTCATCAAGACGATCGAGTCCGGCAAGGCGACCCCGGACCAGTACCTCCAGCTCGCCACCATCCTCCGCGATCTCGCGCAGTCGGCGACGCCAGAGCTGTCGGCGAAACTCCTGGAGCAGGCGGACAACCTCGCTGTCGCGGCCGGCGCCACCGAGAAGACGAACGACAAGCTCAAGGAGATCAAGGCGACGACCGATGCCGTCACTGGCGCTACGGACGCCGCGACGAAGGCGACGCTCAACAATGCGGCGGCGATGGATACCGGGACCGGCGCGGCTGGCCGGTATGCCGATGCGATCCGTGGCGCGGTCAAGGCGCTGCAAGAGCAGCAGCGGGCGTCCGGCTACAATTCCAACCCGACGTTCGAGGTCGGTGGCGGCAACCTGAGCTTTGGCGGGTCGCGTGAGCGCGCTCCGGGCACGATGGGCCCGACCTTCGGCAACCTGGACCCGTCATACCTGAAAGACGAGCCCGCGTGGTTCGATAGCGACGCGATCAACGACGCCATCAACCCGGTCAAGGTGCTGGGCCTCGGCTTCGCCAAGGTCGTCCCGGAAGCGAAGGAGTTCACGGACAGCCTCAAGGCCGCGGAGGCGGCTGCCGTCGATCTGTCCAAGCTGCCGAAGACGTTCACGATCGGCGGCGGCGGCGTCAACTTCAAGGGCCTCCCCAACCGGACCGACTTGCTCGGCGACCTCTTCGGATCGGAGAGCCCGGCAGATCTGACGACTAGCGAGTTCTCGCGCTCGATTTATGGGAAGGGCAGGGAAAAGGAGCCCAAGACCCCGAAGGAAAAGAGGACCCCGGAGGACCGGGCCGAAGACCGCACTCAGGCGCTCAAGGACGAGATCGCCTACAACGAGCAGCTTGCCGCGGTCTATGGCCAGGGCATCGAAGCCCGCAACCGGGTCACCGCCTCGTATGAGGCGCTCAAGGAGGCCCGGAAGACCGGGCTGGCCGAGGGCTCGGAAGAGTTCCGCCAATTCATCGACACGCAGACGGCCCAGAACGTCGTCAACCTCGGGCTTGAGCATCGCCTCGACCTGATGAAGCAGGGGCAGGCGCTTACCGAGTCCTTGATGACGGACCAGGAGCGCCAGAACAAGCTGCTCGCCGACTACCAGGAGATGCTCCGGGCCGGCGCCATCGGCACCGAGATCTACAAGCGCGCCGTCGCCGCCGCCACCAGCGAGAACGACAATCTGGTCGAGGCGATCGGTGGTGTCGGTGACGCCATCGAGTCCGGCATCCAGGGCGCGACGAGCTTTGCCGACGCCCTGGCCAAGATCGGCCTCCAGCTCTTGAGCCTCCTGTCCAAGGGGCTGTTCGGCGCCGGCCCGCTCGGTGGCCTGTTCAATAACATCTTCGGGGTCGCGGCCGGCGGCATCCTCGGCACCCCGGCCAGCGCCATCAACGCGGGCGCGACGGCGCCGCTGGCGGGGCTCGGCACCGGGTTCCGCCGGTCCTTCGCCGCAGGCGGTTGGGGCGGCCCCGGCCCGGTCCTCGTCGGCGAGAGCGGGCCCGAGATCGCGAACATGCCGAGCCGCGCCTACATCTCGCCGGCCAATGCCACCCGGCGGATGCTCCAGGGCGGCAACGATAACCGGCCCATCGAGATCAACGTCAACGGCGCCACCGGCAACGCCGAGTTGAAGCAGATGGTCGCCCTCGGCGTCGATCAAGCGGTCAAGCGATCGGGCCGCAACGTGCCGGGCATCCAGCGCAATTACAACCTGCGGTTCGGTCCCTGATGGAGACCTACTCGTTCCCGCCCGCCCTGTGGGCGGCATCGCAGTCGTGGTTCCTCGACGCCAGGACGCGCTCGGGCGGCGAAACCGTCACCGGGCGCGAGCCGGTGGTCTCGTCCGGTCTGTCCCGGTGGATGTGCAGCCTCACCTTCCCGCTGTACAGCCGCGAGACCATCCTCGCCCATGGCGCGCTGCTGGCGCAGTTGGAGGGCCGGGCCAACGCGGTCCGGTTGCCCTTCTGCCCCGGCCCGACCGGCGCCCGTGTGCTGCCGCGGATCAACGGCGTTCCCTACGCCGGCAGGAACCTGTGGCTTCGGCCTGGCGTGCTTCCGGAGAGCCTCGGCGTCGCCCCCACGGTCCGCGTCACCGCACTTGCCGGCGCGACCGAGATCGTCCTGAACATGGGCACGCTCGTGGGGCTCGAACCCGGCGTCATCTTCGGCCTTGGTGAACGGCTGTACATCGTCACCGAGATGCACGGCGTCTCGGTCACGAACGTCAAGTTCCGGCCGAAGCTGCGCTTTCAGATCAACGCCGGCACCGCCGTCAACTGGAAGAACCCGCGCTGCATCATGCGCCTCCAGACGGATGACAGCGGCCGGGCCGATATCGCGCTCCGCCGGACCGGCTCGGCGCAGATGGATTTCGTCGAAGTCTGGTGATCCCCGATGCCACTGCTGCCTCAGACGGCTCTCGCGCAAGCGGAGGGGCTGCACATCGTTGCCTCGCTCTTCGTCACCTTCGCCTTCAAGACCTCGCCGCTGCGGGTCTGGGAAGGTGACGGCCCGATCGATCGGGAAGGCTTGACGTGGCAGGGCGTGGGCATGCCCTCGGGCCGCTCTGGGAACCCGCTCTATTCGATCGAGGGGCTGGAGCTGTCGATGGACGGCTCCGCGCCGCAGCTCAACCTGTCGCTGTCCGGCGTCGACTCCACTGTGGTCGCTGCGGCCCGCGAGGACGTCGCCAACGAGGAGATCGAGGGGCGCGACCTGACCATCCGGATCGGGTTCTACGACGCCACGCAATACCCCGAGATGATCCCGCTTGACGACCTGATCGTCCTCGGGGTCTGGACGATGCAGAAGCCGAGCTTCTCGGCAACGGGTGTCACGCTCCGAAACATCACGCTCCCCTGCGAAACGCTGTTCGTGCAGCGCAGCCGGGCGCCGTTCGGCCTGCTGACCGATCGGGACCAGCAGCGGCGCTTCCCCGGTGATCTCGCCTGCCAGTTCCCTCCGACCCTCGTTGACAGGGACGTCGCGTGGCCGCGTCGGTGACCGGCTCGGCACCGCAGATCCTGGATGCCCTCGACCGGCACGTCCGGCTCGCCCGGTCGACGCCGTTCGAGCTGGGCCGGATGGACTGCTCGCTTTGGGTGGCCGATTGGGTGTCCATGCGGACCGGGGTCGACCTGGCCGCTGATCTCCGCGGCCGGTACAAGACCCGCGCTGAAGTGCTGCGGCTGATCATCCCGCTCGGCAACCTCGTGCGCATTGCCGCCCGGCGGCTGGACTCCATCGGCGCCGCGGTCATCGACCCGGCCCAGGCCCAGCCGGGCGACATCGGCATCGTCGCCACCACGGATGGCCCGGCGCTGGCGCTGTTCGCCGATGGCGCTTGGCAGACCAAGACCGGCGACCCGCTGTTCTCGACCCCCACCGCATCCTTTGCCTGGAGATTGCCGTAGATGCTGGCAGTCCCTCTTGCGATCGGCGCCGCGGCGGCCGGTGCCGGCGCTGCTGCCGGTGTGGCCGCTGCCGCGACGACGGGCCTCTTCCTCGGCATTGGCGCCTGGGGCTGGACCGCGGTTGCGGTCGGTCTGAGCGTGCTCGGCACCGTCGCGCAGATGATGCTGTCGCCGACCCCGCCCAAGCCGCAGATGCAGGAGGGCGACGCCAGCATCAAGCAGGCGATCCCGCCCCGCGTCCGCGTCTACGGCCGGCAGCGGATGGGCGGCGCCTTCCTCTACTACGACAGCACCTCGGAGGGTGATCTCAAGACCCTGATCTGCCATGCCGCGCATGAGATCGACGGCTACGAGGAGGACTGGCTCAACGACGAGCGGGTCCAGACCGATAGCGAGGGCCAAGTCACCGACGATCCCTGGTGGCAGGGGAATGACGATCCGATTTTCGGTGACCCCAGCGACGGCCACAGCACCGTTACGATCCTGCATTACCTGGGCTCGCCGAATCAGACGATCGACAGCTTCGACGAAAAGTGGACTGAGGCGCATCGGGGCCGCGGCCTCAACTGCACCTATGTCAAATATTCGGATCTGAAGGACGAGGACCAGATCAAGGTCTTCCCGAGCGGGCCGCCGCCCTACCGGGCCGTGCTTCGAGGCGCGAAAGTCTACGACCCGCGCAACGGGGCCATGGCGCCGGGCAACGAGGCGACCTACGCATACAGCGACAATTCCGCGCTCGTGATCCTCGATTTCCTGACCCGCAAAGAGAATGGCGTGCCGGTCGGGTTCGGCATCCCGTGGTCCCGGATCAACCTCGACAGCTTCGCCTTCGCGGCGGCCGTTTGCGATCAGAACATCTCACTCAAGGCTGGCGGCGCCGAGCGCCGCTGGCGCGCCTGGGGCGCCTACGAGCTGACCGAGGACCGCAAGGACGTCCTCCAGGATCTCCTCGACGGCTGCGGTGGCCGACTCACGCAAGGGCCGGACGGCACCATCGGCCTCGCTGTCGGAGCCGGCACGACCAATGGCGCCGCCGCGGTCGGGATGCCGGCCCCCACGGTCGTCATCGACGACGATCAGCTCTATGGCTGGGATCTCACGAACGGCAAGACCGGGCTTGAACGCATCAACGAGGTCCGCGCGACCTACGTGTCCGAGATCTGGTCCTGGGCCGAGACCGAGGCCGGCATCCAGCTCGACCAAGCCGGTATCGATCGCAACGGCATCGAGAGCAGTCAGGTCAAGCTGCGCTTCGTCCCGGCCGAGAGCCAAGCCCAGCGTATCGCCCGCGAGATGCTGCGCCGGGGGAGCCCGACCTGGATCGGCAAGATCCGCACCACCATCGCGGGGCTCGATGCCTGGGGCGAGCGGTGGATCAGGCTCCAGATCGCAGAACTCGAAATCGACGGCATCTTCGAGGTCGGCTCGATCCGCCTCGACCGCGAAACCATGATGGTCGAGATCGACGTCTCCTCCTATGACGGGTGGTGGGACTGGACGACGGCGACCGACGAGGCGGACCCGGCGATCCCGCCTCCGGACCTGGACGAGGACGCGAACATCCCGGTCCCGCAGAACGTGTTCGTCGTCATCGAGAACCGGCTGATCAACGGCAATACCTATGCCGCGGTCGGGGTGATCTCTTGGGACCCCCCGCCACGGCCGGTCTATGTCGGCCGCGCCATCTACCGCCCGGTCACCACCCCGGAGTCGCCCTGGCAGCCGCTCCCGGTGGCCCAGGAGGCCAATACCGTTAAGACCGACCCGCTGGTGGATGGCCAGGGCTACGAGGCGCGGGTGCGCTTCATCGCGCCGCGGGGAGCCGGCGGCGATTGGTCCCCGGCGGCGCCGTTCACCGCCATCGCCGATCCGGTGGTGCCCGACGCCCCGATCCTGACCAGCGGCGAGATCGTCGGCAGCACGGTCGAGCTGGAGACGACCGCCGCCAACAATCCCAACGTCGCGGCGCTCCGCTTCTGGCGCGACACCGATTCCGTCTTCACGGGCGCGGTCGATATCAGCGGCCCGCTCTACACGGCCCCGAATGCGGTCGCCCACTGGGTCGATACGCCCGGTCCTGGCCGCTTCTATTACTGGGCCACGGCCGAGAACTGGAGCGGCCTGCGCAGCCCTCCATCGGGCCCAGCGGGGCCGTTCGACTTCGTCCCGGCTGTCCCGGTCATCACCTCGCCGACGAGCCCGTTCGTCACCAACGACAACACGCCGACCTTCAGCGGCACCGGCCAGGACGGCACGACGATCCATCTGTTCGAGGGCCCGACCGACAAGGGCTCGGCTCCTGTCGTCGGCGGGGTCTGGAGCATCACCTCCTCGACGATGGCGGATGGCACCCGCAACGTCACCGCGCGGGCCTTCGCCGGCCCCCTGGTCAGCGCTGCCAGCAACATCATCGTCACCACGATCGACACGACCGTCTCGGCGCCGATCATTACCACCAGCTCGCCGCTCACGACGACCGACACCACGCCGGACATCTCGGGCACCTCGGAGCCCAACGCGAGCATCGCCCTGTTCCGCGGCGGCTCGACCCCGGCGGGCTCGACGGTTGCCAATGGTGCCGGGGTCTGGACCGCGACCCTCTCCGCGCTCGCGGTCGGTCCCTACAGCATCACCGCGACGCAGACCGACAGCGCGGGCAACACCTCCGGCCCGTCCGCGGCGCTGACCCTCAACATCCAGCCCGTCGCCCCGACGATCACGACCGGCAGCTTCACGACCTACGACACCACGCCGGTCATCGCTGGCACCTCCACGGCATCGGCCTCGATCAAGATCTACGACGATGGAGTTTTGTCGACCACTCTGACGGCGGACGGCTCTGGCAACTGGAGTGGACCGACCGCGGTCCTGTCCAGCGGCGCGAACACCATCACCGCCACGCAGACGGTTGCTGGCGTCGAGAGCCCGCAGTCGTCGGGGATCACGGTCACCGTGACCGCGATGGACAGCGCTGCTGCGGCGTACATCGCGGCGATGACGGTCGAGCCGACGAGCGCCCGGATGGGGCTCATCAACGACCTTGTCGTCGCCCTCAAGGCGGCCGGGGTCTGGTCCAAGCTGGACTGCCTCTACCTGCTCGCCGCGCACGATGCCCAGGCGGCCAGGCTGAATGTGAAGAGCCCCGCGGCCTTCGCCCTCGTCGCCAATGGCATGCCCATCTACACCACGGACCGCGGCTACAAGGGCACAGGGCTAGGCAGCACGCCCGGCGGCTATCTGGCCGGGGGGTTCAACCCGTCCACGGCCGGCGGCGTCTACGCGCAGAACAGCGCGCATATGGGCGTCTGGGTTCGGACGGCGAACACGTCGGTTGCAGCGGGCACGGGCGGCGACATCGGAACCGTTGGCGCCGCGATCTACACCAAGCATCCGACTGCCGGCAACATCACCACGCAGATCAACGACGGCACCGCCAGCAATACGGCCGGCGGCACCCCGAACAACGTCGGGCACTACGCGATCTCTCGGACGGTCAACACGGGGTATGCCAAGTATCACGAGGGCGTGGCGCAAGCCTCCTCCTCGGTGGTCTCGACCGCGGTCCCGAACTTCATCTTCTCGATCCTGCGGACTGGCGCCACCTCCTACAGCGACGCCGAGATCTGCGCCGCCCATTGGGGCTCGGGCCTGACCGCGGGCGAAGTGACCAGCCTCTATAACGCGCTGCACACCTATCTGCAGGGCGTCGGCGCGGTGGCCTGAACACCAGATCAACGGAGACACGCCGATGCCCGATGCGCTGCGGCCAGCGAAGATCATCGCTCGCCATGTGAGTGCTGCCGCCAAGATCGAGGTCGCTCACGGCAGCGATTGGAACGACGGCCTCCAGGTCCGCGAATGCGGCGCCGACATGGATCTCACCGACAGCGTCATTGAGATCATGGTCCGCCCGACCTTCGACGACCCGATCCTCCTCGCATGGCTGTCGTCGGCGACCGGAGACATCCTCTTCGACGACGCGGCCCATGGGAAGTTCGGGATCTTTTGGCCCGGCTGGAAGGTCTCGACCATCCCGGCCGGCGCCTGGGTCTTCGCAATGCGGGTCCTCAAGGGCGGCGAAGCCCGAGAGATCGCCCGCGGTCCCTTCATCGTCTATGCGGCGGAGTATCTCGGATGAAGACCTGGGGGCATCAGGATCTCATTGCCGCGACCAATGCGGATTGGGTTGAGACCCTCACCCTCGGGGTCGACGGCGTGCCGCTCGTCCTGGAGGGCGCAACGCTGGAGATGAATGTCCGGCGCCGGCCCGGCTCGGTCGACCCGCACCTTACCCTTGAGACAGGCGCCGGCCTCACCCTGGTCGACCCGGTGGCGCGGACCGCCACACTGGAGGTCGATGCCCTGGACATGGCCCAGCTCGGCCCCGGCGGTTACGTGTACGACGTTATCGCCACCAATGGCACGACCAAGACCCGCGTCCTTGAGGGCGCGGTGAACGTGACCCGCGGCATCACCCGGCCTTAGCGGCCCCTCGCATCCCCCGATCGTCAACGCGGCCTGGCCGCCACCCCCAACCGCGCCTAGCCGAGGAGAGAAGCGGCATGTTCACGGCGATCCAAGACAGCGTGATCGAACTCGTCGCCAGGGGCGAGCGCGGCGTCCCTGGCACGCCCGGCGATTATGACTACGAGACCGCCGATGCGGCGGCCAATCAGTTCATCCCGGCTATCCGGAAGACGGTCCGGGTCGGCGGCCGGCATACGACGCTCGATCGCGGCTCGGCGATCTATGTCCGCGTTGCGAGCGAGCCGAACCATCCCGGCAAGTTCCAATCGCTTGATCTCGGCTGGTGGGAGCTGAACGAGGAGTACCCGACTCTCCGGATGTTCGGGGCGCGCGGCGACGGCGTCACCGACGACACCAACGCGATCCAAGACGCCTTCGATTACTGCGTGGCCAAGTCGTGCGCGGTCAGCGTGACGAAGGGCAACTACCTCGTCGGCCCGCTCTATTTCAACGGCCGGGCTTGGCGGGACTCGCCTTCGACCAACGGGGCCCAGCCCAGCGCCCGCGGCCTGATCGGCGAGGGATTGATCGTCTTCGAAGCCCGGTTCGTCGCGAAGACCGGAGCTTACACGTCCGGACAGGCCGTGATCACTGCGCGCAACCTCACCTTCAAGGTGATCACGGGAATCCACATCGATTGCAACTTCGTCGCCGATGTCGGCCTCGATGTGGCGTGGATCGGGGGCACCAGCTCGGGTGACTCCACGGCGCCGGCCTGCGGGAACACGTTCACGAATCTCCTGGTCGAGAACGCCCTTGCCATGGGCATCAACTTCAATCAGGCGGCGGACTGCCTCATCCAGAACATCACCTATCGCGGCGGCACGCCTCCGGTGGCGTTCTCGCTCAAGCTGCCGGGCGGCGCGATCCAGGCCAACAATCTGCGCGCCTATCGCGGTCGCTGGGAGATCGCGTGCCAGAACGCGCAGTTCAGCGATTCCCTGATGCTCGGTGGCCTCCAGTTGATCGGCGCGGCCATCAACATGGTCACGATCTCGTCGTGCCAGCTCTCAACCGATCCGCTGACCGGCTATACGGTCTATTCCAGCGCTACCGAGGGTTACGGCACGCACGAGGTCTTCTTCCATGCCTGTGATTTCCTGGGCGGCGCGGCGCATACTTACTACTTCGCCGGTCGCTGGAACATGGGCGCGAAGTTCATCGGCACCCATTTCGAGTTGAAGCCGTCCGATACCATGTTCAACCCGGCCGTCTGGACCCCGGTCGGCGGCCCCGGACGTCCGCCTATCTTCGATTTCGAGCATTGCTCGTGGCATGGCGGTGGGCCGGGGTTGCCCGCCAGCATCCCGGAAAAGGTTCTCGTCGGGACCTATGCCTGCAAGCGGCCGGACACCACTGTCATCGCTCGCCGCGACTTCCCGAGCGATATCCAGGTCGGCACCGGCTTGATCGTGGCCGACAAGGCAAACCTGACCGGGAACGGCTTCTTCGCCCGGGGACAGGGCGTGGCGGCTCCGCCGACCGACGCCTTCTTCGGCCAGGGCTACAACCGCTCCGGCTCCCTGGCAGAGGTCGAGCAGTTCATCCGCGGCCAGATGTGGCGGCTCACGCAGTATGACGGCGCGACGTTCACCACGCATCTCACGTTCAACGCCGGCTCCGCGAACGGGCTCTACCCCGGCAACGACAACGTCCGGAACCTGGGCATCGCCTCGAACCGGTGGGCAACGGTCTTCGCCGGCACTTCGGCGATCTCCACGTCGGACGCGCGGCTGAAGACTCCGATCGAGCCACTCACCGAGGCCGAGATCCAGGCGGGGTTGGCGCTCGGCGACGCGATCGGCTCATTCCACTTCCTCGACGCCATGGAGGACAAGGGCAATGACGCTCGCATCCATTGCGGGCTCACGGTCCAGGGCGCGATCGAGATCATGGAAACCCATGGGCTCGACCCGATGGCCTATGGCTTCATCTGCTATGACGCATGGCCGGCGGAGGTGATCCAATATCCGCCGGTCTACGATGCAGACGGGGTCCTGATGCAGCCGGGCTATACCGAGGTCGTCCGGCAGGCCGGCGACGTCTACAGTTTCCGCGCCGACGAGTTGCAGTTCTTCGTGATCCGCGCCCTCATGGCCCAGCGGGCCGAACAGGAGGGGAAGATCGGCCTCCACGAGCAACGCATCGGCTCGCAGGAGATCCTTCTGGCGGCACAAGAAGAGCGCCTCATGAACCTGGAGGCGCTCTTCGGAGAGACGACCTAACTCCGGCTGGGCCGCGACGCTCCCGGCCACAGGTCGCCACCGCGGCGCACGAGCGTTCCCAGGGGCCGCTCGATGTAATGGTAGGAGACGAAGCCCGCCACGATGCACAGGGGCAGCACAATCCAGACCGCCGGCCCCTGCTCGTGGCCCAGGGCCATCCATGCTTTGTTGATGATCGCGACCGCGAACACGTGGCACAGGTAGAGGCTATATGAGGCGTCGCCAAGCTTGGCCAGGGCCCGGCCGGCGGCGCCCGTCACCTCCCGGATGGCGAGGCCGACATAGAACACCATCGCCGCCGGCACGCCCCAGGCGATGGGCCGAATCCAATGAAGCGGCAGGATGTCCTCCAGCGGCGCTCCTGCGCCGGAGCCGACGAGCCACACGACCGGCACCAGGGCGATGGCGACCGGCAGCGCCGCGCGGCGTGTAACCCACCCTTGACGATACAGCCAATACATCCCCATCCCGGCCACAAACTCGATGACGACGGGGTGCCCCACGAAGGTCAGGATCGCAGTGTCGCGTCCGGTGATGCTGGTCAGGATCATCAGGCCGGCGAAGAGGACTGCTATCGCAGCCACCCTGGCCCCGATCTTCAGCCCCAGCACCGCGGCGAAGCACAGGTAGAAGAACATCTCATATTGCAGCGTCCAACCGACCGACATCAGCGGCTGCACGGTGCCGCTGACCGGATGGGCGGACGGGATGAAGAACAGTGAGGTCAGGACCAGATCCGGCGTCACCGTCGTCCAGCGGAGCAGCGATGGGAATGCGGTGGCCCCGGCGGCGAGCGCCAGGGTGAAGAACCAATACAGCGGCACGATCCGCCGGATGCGGCGGCCTAGGAAGATGCGCGGCGTGTTCTCCCGACCCGTGGCCGGGTCGCTCACGAGCATCATGATGAAGCCGGAGATCACGAAGAAGAGGTCGACTCCGGCCTCTGGCAGTCGGGCCCAGGAAAAGAAGGCCGTCGCGTCTGGGGCGGTGGTCCCAAACCGGGCATGCACCAGGACCACCGAGACCGCTGCCAGCGCCCGGAGGATCTGAATTCCCTGAATGTTTTCAGGCTTTTGTGCCATGTTCTCCCCCTCTAGTTCGGCGGCTCTTCATGGCCGTCCAATGGTCAAAGGCAAATCACGCGACAATGATCGCGGTTAATCCACTATGCAATTAGGTCGGTCATCCTAGCGGTTCTCGCCAAACTGTCACGAATATTTTCCGCGGCCCTATGGGTTGTCGGCCTGGCCGCTCCACTTCCCGAGATTTGCGAGGTTCCGGAATGCCCAAATCCCCAGCGGGGCCAGCCACTTGGCGGCTCGGCCGCAATGGTCAGGCTTGATCTCCCATGTCGGACATGGGCGAAGGACTCGGCCGCCGGTTCACCGATCGGCCAGATCTGCGTGACCTCATCCGGGAGGTCCAGGAGTTGAGTCGCCGGGTGACGGTGATCGAGACGAAGCTCGACATGTCACTCCAGCGGGTCAACGAGGCGCTCGCCGACTTGCGGACCGATGTCGCCGCTTGCGCCACGAAGGAGCAGCTCAAGCCCGCGGTGTGGCTGCTCGGCATCATCGGCTCGTCCGGCGTCGGCGCCTTCGTGCTCACGCTTTGGAACATGATCCTCAAGCGGGGCGGCAGTTGATGGTCCGCGAGCGCATCTCTTGGAGCAGGCAGCCCCTCTGGTGGCTGATGTTCATGATCGGCTCGCCGCTAGCGGTGGCCTGCTGCCTGATGCTCTGGGCCCTGGTGGACCGGGAGCCGCCGATCTCGTATCGGACGCTCCAGGCCGGCGCTTACGACCCGGCGACACGGATCTTGACGCTGCAATGGGTGGTCCATCGGCGCCGCTATTGCCCCGGCGAGTTGACCCGCTCGATCGAAGCGGAGGTCGGTGGCCGGGTGACGCTGCCCTCGGCCATCATCGACCCCGAGGCTGATCCGCCAGAGGTGCGTGACCGGAGGATCGGGGCGACCTATGTCGGCCGCGCCAACCTGATCGAGATCCCGCCCACGGTTGGCGGGACGATCAAGCTCTCGACGCTCCCGCGCTTCTGGTGCTCGCCCTTCCAGATGTTCGCGCCGATCGAGATCCCGGCGCCGCCGATCATCTTCGACATGCCGGACCCGAAGACCTGGAGCGGCGGTGGCTTGCCGGTCCACGTCGGCCCGCAACCGGAGTAACCCATGATCTCAGCAGATCTGTTGCGCTCCCTGTGCCCGCAGGGGGCGGAGCCGGTTATTGCCGGCCTGGCGCGATCGTTCGATCTGCTGCTGCCGGCCTTTACGCTCTCGACCCCGCTACGCCAGGCGCACTTCGTGGCCCAGGCCGCGGTCGAGACGGCCTATTTCCGGACCCTCCGGGAGTATGGCACCGGCCAGCGATATGCCCCCTATATCGGCCGCGGGCCGGGGCAGCTCACGTGGGAGTCCAACTACGTTGATATGGGCCGCCGGCTGGGCTTGCCGCTCAAGGCCCAGCCCCAGCTCGTCGAGGACCCGGCGCTCGGGACCCTGGTCTTCCTGATGTACTGGATGGACCACGGGCTCAACCGCTACGCCGACGAGGACGACGGCCGGGCCATCTCCCGCGCCATCAACCGCGGCTCGGCCGCGTCGGACAAGCCGGCCAATGCCGAGGCCGAGCGCCTGGACATGGTGGCCAAAGCGAAGGTGCTGCTGGGGGCCGTTGGAGCGCCTGCCACGAGTCCGGCGCGCTCAGTGAGCGCCCTGCAAGCTGCTCTTAATCGACTAGGAGCTGATCCGAAGCTCGACGTGGACGGGCGCGCTGGCCCTGCCACCGAAAGGGCGGTGCGCGCTTTTCAGAGCGCCTGCGGCTTGGCGGTGGACGGCACGGCCGGACCGCTGACCTGGACGGCCATCGACGACGCCCTGGCTGAACTCGACGCCTAGCAGAGGAGCAGGCCGATGCCCCCCATCGCGTTCATTGCCGACGTGATCGTCATCGCGGTCATCGTTGTGCTTTTGGTGTGGCTTATCAAGCAGATACCGATCGACCAATGGGTCAAGAGCGCACTCTACATCGTGCTCGTGGTGCTGCTGCTGGTCTGGCTCCTGGCGTTCCTCCCGATCGCGCACACCACCATCCCGTGAGGTGATTCGATGGACTTCGGAAAGATCTCGAAGGCAATAGCTGGGGCCGTCGCAGCCGGCATAGGTGGAGCCGGAACGAGTGCGGTCATCATCCCCGATGGCGTGACGATGCCGTGGTACGGCTACGTGATCGTCGGGGTTCTCAATGCGGTGCTTGGTTTCGCGGTGGTTTATTTCGCGCCGCGGAACACCGCGTAAATCAGCGAGTCATCCTCAATGTGGGCGCTCTGCTCTGCCACCGTTTCAGATCGCGCTCGAAGGGTTTCAAGGCTTGTCTTCGTTGCGCCACAAGGGCTTGGAGCTTGTCCGCAACCGGGTCTGGCACTGTGGCCTGGACCTTCCACTTGTAAATCGTCCGACGATTAACTCCTAAAGCCCGAGCCATCGGAATGATCCATTGGTCACCAAAAAGGAGCGTCCCCACCTGTTCAAAGTAATCGATATCCATACGCTGCTCCGTTGAAGACGAAATGCCCCGGCCCAGAAGGCCGGGGCCTTTTTTTGTGCCCGCGAATGAGAGCCTTGGGCAGGTTTCCGGCCTCTCTATTTCGCGACTTGGAATCGTCATAGAGGGCACCATTGTGGGACCTGAGTGGCACACACTCGCGCCCCGGCACCTTAGCAAAGCTTGCCGCTTCGTTGTACTGCCTAAATGAGTGCGATCTCCCCCCTGGTGACTAGGAGGGGGCACATGGGCGTGCCCCTCGCGTTCTCATCGGTGTGCCCTGTTACGGAATGCCACAGGGCACACTCTTGACTTGAAAAACGACGATTGTGGCAAATGCCTGTCATTTGATAATGCGCATTACGACTCAGACCAGAGTCAAGGCGAATCCCCTGTAACTATTCCAAACTGGCCGTAATTTGGAGACGCCCTGAAGATACTTGCAGGTTTCCTAATGTCATGGGGAATCATGGCCGAGTCTTGACCCCGTCACTTCAGTCTAACGACATGAGCCGCTCGTCGGATTCACTTTAATCTTCCGGTTTCAGTGTTTACAGCCATTCACAGAGACTCTACCACCGGGGCTTGCAATGGCCGGCGACTCCGGATTAACTTCTCAGCAGGAGGAACCACGTGCAATTGATCCCTGATTTTCTTGAAACCGCTCGCTGCGGCGGCGGTAAGCGCACAATTGCTGGCGGAATCCGTGAAACCCGCTGGCCGCTCTGATCTGAAATCAACAGGAGAGGAAGGATGCAGAGAGCTGCAGGCGAAACTTTGACTAAAATTGTTCCTAGTTCTACCGTGAAGCTCACGCACCGGCATTTGAGCCGGGTCGATTTCCGGCCCCTTGGACATCAGGAAGGCCAGAGGATGTCTACAGCGGACGATAGCGGGGATGAAACCGCCATGTCGCTCGCGCTGAAGCGGGCGGCGGGTGCCAAGCTCAAGAAAAAGCTCGCGAAACGCGACAAGCGCAAGGCTGACAAGGAGGCTCGTCTCGATCGGCTGAAGGTCAAGGCCCCTGACCCACAGGACCAGCCTCCTGCGGCGATCCCCGCTCCGCAGACCGGTGCGGCGATGCAGGTTTCTGCGCAGCATTTCTTGCAGGAGAAGGCGGCGCGCGAGAAGCGCATCCAGCAGCTCGCCTCGATCGCTTTGGGCCGCACGAAGGCGCCCGAGCCGGTGGTGATCGAGCGCCTGCCGCCGCCCCCGCCATCGGGGCCCGATGATCCCCGCATCCTGAACGGCACGCTCGCTCCGTCACCCAAGGTCGCGGAGATCCTGAAGACCATGGTTTCGGAGGTCGCGGTCGAGGCGGCCAAGCCGAAGCGGGACGAGCGCACTGGTCCACCGGAGGCATGGCTGGAGATTCTCCGGACAGGCACGCCCTCGCAGATCCTCGCCACGCGCCCGTTCAAGAATCTCAAGGGCGACGATCGCGAAGCCTTCGACCGGGCCAGGAAGCGCGAGTTGGATGCCATCCTCGCCGGGCGCCGGTTCGCAGATCTCTCCCCGGAGGAGAAGCGGGACTTGTACGTCACCAAGACGCGGCACATGAAGCTGATGACCGATCTGACCGCTCCTCGGAAGCGGCGGAAGGGCGCAGCGCGGTCCGTGGCCGGCAAAGCCATCGATCGGCTGCGTCACAAGGCCGGCCTCACCCTGGTGCAGACCGCGTCGGGAGCCGGGCTTACGGGGAATCAGTTGCGAGACATCGTGTCCGGCAGGAGGCCGGCCACCTTGGACGAGGCGGCCCTGCTCGCTCGCTTCTTCCACGCCAAACCGGAGATCTTCATCGTGTCCACGCCCGCACCCATCCCTGCGGCCAAGGCGCCGGCCCCCACGCTCAATGGCGTCACCCCGCCCAAGACGAATCCCAAGCGGCCCGGCTACAACCCGGAGGTCGCCCTCCGCCAGTTGACGGAGACGACCGAGCCGCGGGACACCGACACCTTCTTCCAGGCCAGCCTGCGTCGCATCATGCGGAGCCGCGGGCTCATGGGGCTGCACGTGGCGAGGCTCTGTGGCCTGACACTCGATCTGCCGAGCCGGCTGCTGCGGGATGGCAGCATCCCCAGGCCGGAGACCCGCGAGAAGCTCCTTGCCGGGCTCGGAGTGACCGAGGAGGAGTTGTTCGGCCCGGCCACCGACACGCCCGAGCCGAAGGCCCTCCAGGCCGCGCCCGAGGCCCGTCTGGCGGCGCCGGCGCCGGAGGCGGTGCCCGAGGCCGACCCCGACCGCAGCGCCGCCCTGGTGGCCCCCACGGTGCCGGTCGAGATGGGCGTCCCGATGCCGGTGATCGTGCTCCGGTCGGACCGCTACCCCTGGGACATGCCCAAGGGCGGCAGCTTCAAGGCCGAGGTGCCGTTCGGGATGCCTTGGGCGACCTTCCGCAGCCGGTTCCTGAAGATGATCGACCGCCAGAGCGAGTCGCTCGGCCACTGGTACACGTTCGAGGAGAACGAGGCCGAGGGCCTGATCCGGGTCTGGAGGTACATCTGATGCCCATGGTCGAGGCCGAGGGCAAGTGCCCGCAGTGCGGCGCTGGGATGATGTTCCGCTTCTCCCCGACCGACGATGCCCCACCGGAGGCGGTGACGGCTCTCCAACGGGGGATGGCGACCTATGCCTTCGCCGAGGAGCGGCGCCGGCATGCGGCCGAAAGCCTTCGTCGGCTCCGGACGGTCTTCTATCTCGTGTCCGCCGGGATGGTTGTCAGTTGCGCTCTCTACATCACCGGCACCGAGATGGTCTCGAAGTGGAGCGCGGTTGCGGCCAGCGCCACCAGCGCCCTCGCGTACCTCACCACGGCTTGGTGGGTCTGCGATCTCAAAGAGCGGGCGACCGAGTGATGACTGAGAACAGCCGCATCCCGCCCGGTCTCCTGCACATGATCATCGCCGATCTGCCGAACCACTGTGCCGCCATCTGCCGGGACGTGCTCCTCGAAAGCGGGGAGATGACCTTCTGCATCGGCATCGTGGCCACCGAGACCGAGGTGCAGACGCTCCTGTTGCCGGTGCCAAATCATGAGACCGAGGCGGCCATCGCGCGCGGGCTCCGGCGCCACTTGAAGGAGCATGGCGCGGTCGCCTACGGCGTCTGCGTCGAGGGGTGGATTCGCTTCACCAGCGATGCCGGCCTCGCCGAGGCGCCCCCCAGCGAGCACCCGGACGGGGTCGAGGCGGTGCTGATCATGGGCTCCACGGTGGATCGCCCGTTCCACTGCTTCTTCCGGATCGCCCGTGACGCGGATGGGAAGATCACGGGTCTCGGCGAGGATCTGGTGGCCGGGCGCGCGCCGCCGACGACCGGCATCTTCATGGGGCTGCTTGAGCCCGAGCCACTGGTGCATTGAGGGAGGGCGGGCCATGGCGATGAGGCAGCTCACGAAACAGCAGCGACGCGAGATGGAGGCCGACCTGCCCAAGGCCGCGCGCGATATGGCGCACGGGATCATGCGCACGTTGGGAGAGCTGCCCTCGGGCGCGCTCCTCGCCTTGACGCCCGGTGGCGCTCTCATTGAGAGCGTCCCGCTGCCACAGGATTTCCGCCTCCGGACAGCGGTTGCCGAGGCATGCCGGAGCACGCTGCTGGCCGAGAAGGCCACGGCCTATGCCATCAGCCTCGAAATGTGGCTGCGGCGTGTGGCGAAAGAGGATCTGAACAAGCCGGCTGGCAACTTTGGCGCCATGCCGGACAGCACCGAGTGCGTCCTGATCTGCGGCCAGACCCCGGCCGGAAGCTTTGCCATCCGTCACGACATCGTCCGGTCGGCGGACGGCAAGTTCCACCGCCTCCAGCCGAGCGGCGAGCAGATGGATGGCTTCACCGGCATCTGGACCGATCTGCTCTACCGCCAGCAGGCGAGTTGAACGAACAACGGGAGAAGGGGCTATGGGGACGAGGAACCGGGACGGGACCATCGAGATCTCGCCCGACGATGCGGCGGCGTTTTACGGCGAGGCCAATGAGGCGCTCATGGCGGACATCTCCGCCGCTGCCAAGCAGCACGGGCTGCACGCGATTGCGGTGTGCGCGTTCACCCGCGATGCCGGGGTCCTGACCTTCTCTACCGGCACCGAGGGGGACTGGCGGGAGATGGCCCGCGCCCTGGCGCTGAAGATGGGCGTCGATCTGAGCGAGATGCTTGGCGGCGAGCCCAAGACCAGTCGCGGCAAGGTGCGCCGGGCTCCTGGGAGCCGGCAGTGACCAAGTCGGGCCCGATGACGGCTGCGGAGGCGGCGGCGCTGCACGAGAATGCGCGCAAGGCGGACATGCTCGCGATCTGGACGGTGACCACCGGCACGGCCGATTTCGGCTCGCGCTTCGTGGCGCGCCCGCACTTCGCTGGCGGCAAGCGCTCCATGCGCGGGCCCCGACCGGCCCACGGCCCGGTCCAGCCGCAGACCTTCATCAGCACGCGCTATCTGATCGCCGACACGCTTGAGGATCTCCGCAGGCTTCTGCCGCCGGGCCTCGTCTGCCTGGGCCGGCTCGATGAGGACCACCGCACCATCGTGGAGTCGTGGGTCTAGGAGGGGGACGATGGAAACGCAGATCCACGTGCTCATGGAGGTCGACGGCAACGCCGAGACGCGGGTGGTGTCGAGCCTGTTCGATGCCGGCGCCTGGGCCGCCTCCTTCATCCGGCACCTCGACCTGGAGGCGCATGTCGATTCCGACATCCGCATCGAGGTGCAGATCGTAAAGCGCAAGCCCGAGCCGGGCTGGCCGGAGTTCTGACCGTGGCCAACGAGATCCTGCGCGGCGTCGAGAAGACGGTCCGGACCAAGTACGATAAGTCGTCCTGGGGCGCCGGCCCCTGGCAGAGCGAGCCGGACGAGTATCGCTGGAGCGACAGCGTCACCGGCATCCGCTGCCTGCTGTATCGCACCGCGCCGGAGGCCGGCGGCGTCTGGTCTGGCCATTGCGGCTTGCCGGGGAACCATCCGTGGGAACGGCTGGACAAGGACAAGATCCCGGTCGGGGTCCATGGCGGCATCACCCACAAGGGCATCGTCCAGGGAGATGGCGGCGGCATGACCTGGATCGGGTTCGATTGCGCCGGCCCCGGCGATCTGCAACCGGGGCTGGTGGGGGTGGCGCGCAGCCCGCGGCTCATCTACCGGGACCAGCGGTTCGCGACGACACATGTGCTCCGCCTCGCCGTGGAGATCGTACTCGCGACCGGGCCGGGCGCTTGGTGGGAGGATCGTCGTGGCTGACTTCTGCAATCAATGCGCGGGCGATCTTGGCTTTCCCGGTGGTGACCTAGCCGGTCTGACCACTGGCGCCGAGTGGGCCGCTGGACGGGCCGCCTACGCCCTGTGCGAGGGCTGCGGGGCCATCCAGGTCGACCCGCTCGGCAACTGCGTCACGGATTACTGCCTGCGGCTGCATGGCGTTACCAAAGGGGGGCAAAGCGCAAACGATGCCGACATCTGATAACACCGGTCATAGGAATCCTATGACCTCGGCCGGGAGCCTGCCCCACCAGGACCGGGCGTGGTTCGACGCGCAGGCGGTGCTGGCGTTCCTGGAGACGTGCCCCCATGGCGGCGCCGCGCCGCAGCAGGGGTGGCTGTCGCTGGTCAAGGAGGCGTGCCACCGCATCTCCTTCCTGGAGGGCAGCGTCGCCGGCCTGGAGGCCATGGTGGCCAAGCTTGAGCGGAAGCGGCCGGAATGAGCCCGCACGCGGACAGGGGGGACCAGGAGGAGGCGGACCGCATCCGCCGGCTGCTGCTGCGCATCGACCGCATCGTCGACAGCGCCCTCGACCCCACGGCTGACCAGTTGGCGCGGTTGGCGACGCTGCTGGAGGCCGAGTGCGTGATCGAGAACCTGGGCATGCGGCTGGGCCTCGTCCCGACCCCGAGGACCCGGCGTGCCGGGGATCTCAAGCCGGCCTGGCCGGATCGGAAGACCGGAACGATGGACCGGGTGGCCCTCGGCCTGGCCGATCTCTTGGACGCCTTCATCGCCGATGGCGTGATGCCGGATGCCCTGGCCCTGGCGCTCCAGTTCGAGGCCGATCGGATGATGGAGATCGATGCCGCGGGGGCGACATGAGCAAGCCGATGACGTGCCCCTGTGGCGAGGCCACCATGGTCGAGACCCTGGAGCGACAGGTCTTCGATCTCCGTGTCGGGCCTCGGCCGACTGATCTCGTCTCGCTGGTGGCCGAGAACATCCCGGTCATGACGTGCCCGAAGTGCGGTGATCAGCTCATGGACTGGCGTGGCGAGAAGATCCAACAGGCCGCGGTCGCCGCCTATCGCAAGGCCGCGCGGGGAGAATGATCATGACCGATCTGCCACACATCTCCGCGATCTCGATATCCAGCCCGACGTCGCTCGATGTCACGTGGTCCGATGGCCACACCTCGACGATCGAACTGGACGGGGCACTCAATCTCGCCGGCTTCACCCTGCTCCCGACTCACGTCGTTCGGAGCGACGGCGATCTCGACATCGCTGATCTCCAGCAGCCGAAGACGGACCAGAAGCCATGAGCCCGTACATCGAAGATCTGCTGCGCCGGATGGACGACTACGTTAAGGCCGAGCAGAAGCGGCTCGGCCCCGGCGCGACCTATCACCCCTATCATCCCGTGACCATCATGGCGGAGGCGAAGATCGCGCTCCGGGCGGCCGAATTGCTGGCGCAGCGTCACGGGCTCGGAGAGCACATTCAATGAAGCCTCGACCTTCCGCCGCCGACTTCCCCAGCCTGGAGGCCATCACCGAGATCCTCGCTCTCATGGAGCAGGCCGGCTGGCAGCAGAAGGGCTTTGCCATGACCAGGGCGGACCACATCGCCATCGTCGGGCTCGACGGCCGGATCAACGTGGACGGGCCGAAGCACGATGCCAACGTCCCCAGGACCCTCGACGAGATCCTCGACCCGCTGCCGGGCGATGGGACGCGGAAGCACGATGCCTGACGATCCGGTCATGCCGCTCTGGCTCCGGATGGCGACCTATCCGATCGCCATCATCGAAGACCGCTACCAAGGCGCTTACAGCGGCGGCCAATGGCTCGCCATCGCCTGCGCGGACGCGGTGGACGACGGCGAGGTCCGCGTCATGCGGTGCCTCGCCTACGGGCCCCACGGCCCCGACCCGTTGGCGATGGCCTTCTGGACGTTCCCGCCACCTTGGATCGCGGCCGGCAAGACCCCGCAGGAGGCGCGGACCGCGCTGCTGGAAAAGCTCGTCGCCGCGAAGTCGCAGAGTGGAGCAGGAGATGCTTGAGTCGGGAGGGCTTCGTGGGTTCCTGGAAGGGCTGGCACTCGCCAGGGTCCAGGAGTTCACGATCTCTGAGAGTGGACAGGTCTGGAGAGGGCTGATGCCCTACCTGTACACCCTGGCCATTGTCCGGGCACCGCTCCTGACCTTCGATATCGATCGCTGGTGTTTCGACGACCCGGATCTGGCGCGCCGCTGCTTCGCCGACTGGGATGGCCAGGGCGACCCGCCGGACGGATGGATCAAGCACTTCAACACGAACCGCTGCCGCCCGGATGGCGATCCAGCTAGGGAGTCGATCGGATGGCCGAACCCATGACGCAGCGGCCGGGCAGGCTCGGTCCAGACCCGCTGATGAAACAGGTCGCGGATCTTCGCCGGACCCTCTCCAAGGAGGACGAGGATCTCCTGTCGGTGACGTTGGAGGACGCGATTGTGCCTTGTGGCTCTTGCAGCGCTTGCTGCCATAGCCCGGTCGAGGTTCGGCCCGACTTCGGCGATAATCCATCGAACTACGAGGTCGGCATCTATCGCGACGTCTCGGCGCCGAATGGCCTGGGCCTCCTGACCCTGAAGATGAAGCCGGACGGGTCATGCTACGCGCTGAAGAACGGGCGTTGCACGATCTGGGAGAAGCGCCCCTCCGTGTGCCGGTCCTTCGATTGCCGGAAGATGTTCGTGATGCACACCAAGGAGGAGCGCCGCGCCCTGGTGGCCCTGAAATACTTCAAGCAGGCGATCATGAACGCCGGTCGCGAGCGAGCCCATACCTTGCCGAACGGCGAGGCGCTTCGGGCTCTGTGCAAGCGGATCGGCTACGGCCGATTGTCCATCGCCACCATGGAGCGCCGTCGCGGCGTCAAACCGAAGGGTCCGGCAGCATGAGCCAAGCCATCCCGGCGGAGGATCTCCGCGACGAGTTCCTGCACACGCTCGCCGGCTATGCCCATTATTGGGCCACGCTGCCGGATAAGACCGCGCTGGAGCGGTGCAACGGGTTCGCCTTCTCGGTGCTGGCGATGCTCGACGGCTGCAATATGGGACTGCCGGCCTTTGACCTAGTCGCCCGGCCCCACCCCGACGACAAGGCGCTCCTTCAAGCCGAGGGCAGAGATTGGATCGAGGATGGCACGGTCATCACCGACACCATGCTCCATGAGATTTGGTCCCGGTACGAGCGGGACGAGCGAGGCACCCCGCCATGACCGGAACCGAGCGAGCCATCGTGATCATGGTCTGCGCCTTCTTCGGCTTCATGGCCGTCCTAGTCCTTTCGTGAGGAGATCTGTCCATGACCACTTACCCCGAGATCCCGCCCGACATGCAACGGGCCCTCGACATCATTGGCGATCCGACGCAATTCCTGCGGATGCTCAATGGCCTGTACGCCGCTGCCGAGTTCCTGGAGGGCCACGGCTGGGCCAAGTTCGGGGTCGTGATGTTCAAGGACGACCATCGGGTCATGCTCTCGCTCGACGGGCAGGTCCAGGTATCCGCGGCGACCGTGGACGCCGAGGTGCCGCTGGAGGTCCATGAGTTGGTGGCCGGCGGCCGGAGGCACCATGCCTGACCCGACAGCCGAGCCGCCGCTGGTGAACATGGCGATTGAGGATCTCCTCGCCCATGCCACCAACGAGGTTGAGCGGACAGCGATACTGCACACGCTGATCACGATCTCCGCCACCTATCTTGCTCGTGAAGTCGGCCGCGCCCGAACCCGGCTCTTCGTCCGTGATCTGGAGGACTTCATCCGGGACGCGCAGCCGTCCACGCCCTGGCCCTGGTAGACCAGCCATGGCCTTCAAGCTCCAGCGGACACGCCAGTGCGCCAAGTGCCCGTGGAAGGTCTCGACCGACCCACACGACATCCCCAACGGTTACAGCGCCGAGCTGCATCGCGGCCTCGCCAGCACCATCGCCCGGCCTGCTGATCTCTCGTCGGCGACGGGCGAGCGGCGCGTCATGGCCTGTCACGAGCATCCGCCCGGCGAGGAAGCCTACTGCGTCGGCTGGCTCATGCATCAGCTCGGGCCCGGCAACAACCTCGGCATGCGGCTCAAAATGATCGGTTGCGAGAACATCGGGCAGGTCCGGCTCGATGGCCCCCAGCACGCCCGGTTCGAGGACACGCTGCCGAAGCGGAAGTGACCATGGACGATGCGGAGATCGTGCGGACCTGGAACACGGCTGTCCGCTGCTATCGGAGGATTCGACCGTGGAACCGTCTGCCGGAGCTGTTCGCCATGGCAATGATCGAGCGCCTGGAGGAGGCCGGGGTGACCGAGGCCGACATCGACCGGCTGATCGGCACTGCGCCGGCCGAGGATTGGTCGATATGAATGCGGGGCCGAAGAAGCGCCTGCCGAAAGTCGCGGATCTGAGACTGATGCCATCCAAGCCGCCGGTTGTGACGGACGAGCAGCGGTATTCGCGGTCGATGGAGATCGAGGCCATCGTCCGGTTCGGCCGGGAGCTTTCGGATCAAACCCCGGCCCACCCCTGCTCGGCGACACTCTATGTTGCCCTCGGCCTGCTCGAAGGGCTGGCGAAAGAGCGCGGTCTGTTGCCGGTCGATCGGGGCGTCGAGGCCGCGCCGGCCCCGTCCAGGCCAGAGCCCGCGTCCGAGGCCGCCTCGCCGATGGAGCAGTTCATCGACAGCATCTCGGCCACCACGGACCGCTTCCTGGCGGAGGGGGTCTATCCCCCGAACCTTGCGGCGGCGCTCCGGGCAGAAGCGGACCGCGTCCAGGCGAAGGAGAAGGGGTAGGCATGGCCGAGGATCATTCAGTGCCCGGAGATTTCGTCGGCGCCTGGAAGCCGACCGCGCCAGAGGCGCCGGCTTTCACGTGCCGCGCCTGCGGCTCTGGCGATGTTTGGTATCGCCGCTGGGAGTCGAGCTGCGGCGGTTACGAGGACATCAACTACGAGTGCCGCTCGTGCAGCCGGGCATGGTGGGTTGAAGGAGCCGATGCGTGATGCCCAAGACCTTCGGCGAGCTGGGGCTGCGGCCTCGGGAATGGGACGTGATCAAAGCCTGCCTGCACGCTCGGGACGTGACCCCGACCGGCTACTACATCTGCTCTCCAGGGCAGATCGCCGCGGGCAAGCGGCTCATCGAGCGGGGCTTCGTCACCGACGTCACGAAGGACGCGGGGCTGCGCGCGACGTGGCCTGGATGGCTCGTGGTGATGATCGGCCAGGCCAACATCGAGGCCATGGACAAGGCTTAAGCGAGGGGGGATGGAGATGGATATCGAGCGATTCCAGGCCGCCGGGAACTTGCTCTTCGGCGAGCGATGGCAATGCCAGATGGCCGAGGCGCTCGGGGTCGATGACCGAACGATCCGGAAGTGGATCGTCGCCGGCCGGGCCCCCGACCACGTCACCGCTAATGTCTTTGCGCTCATGACCGAGCGGGAGGCGCAGATCAAAGCCCATCTGCGGAAGCTGCGGAAAAAGTGCGGTCGCGGGTGAAGGGCGGGGCCGACAAGGAGATCCGGGGTCATCTTCACCGTTCGAGGATGTAGACCACCGAAAGCATTCGGCCCCGCGAGTCGTGTAGCAGATCGGAGGGACATGCGCCATGCCGCGATTCATCATCCATCACGACGGCCTCTTCTTCGAATGGTCCGAGGTCGTCGATGCCCCGGTGACCATGGCCATGAGCCGGGAGGACTTCGTCGAATGGTACACGGATCGGCACGGCCAGGACGCTGCCGCCGGCCTCGACGAGCGGCTGGCCCGCGCCGTGGAGCATGGCACCAGCGCCATGCGGCCCACATCCGCCGAGGAGATGTTTCAGGGCAACCGAGCGGGGCCGGGCGAGAGCAGCCTGACCTTCGAGGAGATCATTGCCAATGTGACCTCGAAAGGCTGAAGGCCCCGCTCGGGCTCCTGATCATTCCCCCCGGACGTCCGGGTTGTGCGGCTCGTCGGCGGGGTCGAGGGGCTGGGCCTCGTCGGCCTCGCCGGCCTCATCCTCCTCCAGGGTGAACTCGCCGCAGATCTCGTCACCGTCCGCGATCTCGCCAGCGTTCTCGCCGGCCTCGACCCGCTCGGCCACAGCCCGCAGCAGATCGGCGACCTTGGCCGAGTTGCGGCCGACGACATCGATGTCCAGGGTGAACGGCATCTCAATCTCCACAGGTTGGGGAAGCCCGCCTCCTGCGGGCGGCGCATCCTCTCCCGTTTTGAATCTGGGCTCAAAAAGAAATGGCCGCGCCCGTTGGGGCTGCGGCCATCAAGTGAGCACTCCAGTCGGCACATACCCGGAGAGGAAAGTGCAGATCGGCGACGCATTGCGCCTGCGGAGTGCTTGGCGCGCACAATAGCCCAGCGACCGCCTCTCTGTCACGCGCTCGCGTGAAGAGATGGACACTGATTCAGGGCTCACATATGATGCCCTGGCGGCAACACATCAGCACGAGACGTCTTGCCTGCCTCGGGCACACCAGCGAGCCCCCCTCGTCTGCAACCGCCCGATCCGGCCGGCCCCCTTCCTCCAGCTCGGGGCCGGCCGGGCTCCCAACAGCTTCGGAAGGCCGGTCATGGACGCAGGCCGTATCCATCCGCCTTGGGACGAGAAGGTCGTTGCCGGGCTCAACCGCTGGCAGTCGAACTGCCTCGTCCATCCGTTCACATGCGACAAGGGCCATGACCTGATCGCCGGGCCCAATGGCTGGGCCTGCCCTGCCTGCGATTACATGCAGAGCTGGGCCTGGGCCTTCATGGCCGATGGCGGCCCGGTGCTGCGCGGCGAGCCGCTGCGTCTGGTGGTCGACCGGAAGGACTAGCTGGAGCCCTCGACCCCGGCGCCGGGCGTGGTATCAATGGGCGTCTGCCGGCGTGCCGGGCCATGTGTGAGCGTGGTGGGCCCTGAAATAATGGGACAGGCCAAAACGCCACATTCAACGACACGGCCGAGGTCCCTCCACCTCCCCCTCGAAAAGCGGCGCACCGGCAGACGCCACCCTCCAGGGTTAGAAGGCCCCGCCGTCGCGCACAGCGCGCCCGTGGCGGCCGAGGCGCTGTCGCCGCTGTAACGGGGCCCAGACGGCCCGATGGCCCTGTGCGGCCCCTGTGCGCGGCCGGCGGGCCGAGTCAGCCTGGCGTCGGCCTGGCGGGCTTAAGGGTGTTCGGCCGCCTCGCCCCGCCAATAGGCCCGCGCCGCGTTGCGGTGGCGCTGGAGGGCCTTGGCGCGCTGGGCCTGGGCTACGGCGGCCCGGCGCCGCACCTTGGCCTGGAGGGCCTTGCTGCGGCGCCGGGTGCGGTGGCGCTTGGGATGGGGCCGCTCCTGCCGGTTGTCCAGCAGCGCTTGGCGGGCCTCCAGGCTATTCGCGGTGGGGAATGAGCGATGGGCCATGGCGGGAAATGGAGGCAGGAAGCGGATTCGAACCGCTGACCTTCAGGTTATGAGCCTGACGAGCTACCGGGCTGCTCCATCCTGCCCCGCGATCATAGGCGGGGCAGGACTCGCTGGCAACGGCCGGCCACGTTACTCGGGGACGAGAACCGTCGCGATGCCATCGGCGCCCCGCAGCCGCCAACTGCCGCCGAATCTCTCTCCGCTCAGTCTGAGGCGCCAGATCTCATAGCCTCGGGCGTGGGACCAATCGACCCGCCCGGTGTCTCGGAAGCGCCGCAGGGTTTCGACTGCTTCGGAGGCGGTGATCCGTTCGAAGTGGAAGACCGACCCGCGCTCGTCGCGACCGTGGAAGAGATGATACGCGACCGTGCCGTCGATCCCGAGCCACCGCGCGGCGATGACGGGGACATCGCGCAGGAGCGACTTGTTCTGGTCATGGGCGGCGAAGTGCCAGAACCGAACCGGATCTGCCAGCAGCGCGCAGTGACCGGCCATGCAGGCGGCGGTGCCGCACTCATGTTCTGGCGCGAGCCGGCACATCCAAGAGCCCATAAAGAAGCCGGCCCGCTGCCCGGTCACCGGGTCGAGCCACCCCTTGTCCCCGGCCGCCACGACCTCCTCCAGGTGGGCGATCAGCACGTCGAGATTGGTCTTGGTCACATTGAACGAGCCATCCGGCATTTCCGATCTCCTCTATTGGCTGTCGCGGGACGCCACCGCGTCCTCGGTCAGGTCCCGCCTCATATGCGGGTCGCACGTCACCTCGATCAGCTTGACCGGGCCGCCAGGGATGTCGTTGTCGAACACTCCGACGACGATGCGGCCGGTGCGCCAAGCGAAGGTGTCCAGGTCGGTGCGGCCGGCCAGGAAGATCGGGCCATCCGGGAACTGCTCATGCCCATGGACCACATGCCGGTCCTGGTGGCCGCGCTCGTCCCCCGGCCTGTAGATCTTACATTGCAGCACCTCGGGGTTCTGCTCATCGAGCGGGACCTCGGGATCGACGCCGGCATGAACGAACACCCGGTGCTCGTCGACGAACATCAACGGGAGGTTGTCGAGCCACTCCAGGTGCTCGGCCGGGACCACGCTGGCGTCAATCGGGGCCTTGCCGTCCATGCCATAGGACAGGAGGGTCCAGCCGCCGCCATTGCCGATCCACCAATCCATGATGGACTTGCCGCGGACGCAGGCGACCATCATCGCCTCGTGGTTCCCCTGGAGGCAGATCCAGGTCCAGCCCTCCGGCGGCCCGGCCATGAGACAGTCGATGATGCCTTTGCTGTTGGGGCCACGGTCCACATAGTCGCCGAGAAAGATGATCGTGCCAGGCTCATCGGCCTCGGCGTAGATCGCGGCCAGAGCCGCGTCCAGGATGTCATAGCGACCGTGCAGATCCGCGATGGCATAGGTGTAGCCGGGCATGCTGGGCTCCGCCTCGTCAGGGTGTGGGATGCCGCGGCGGGGTTCGGGGGCAATCTTCCGGTCAAGACCCCCCGGCCTCCCGACTTATCTACCCCGTCGCCTTGGCCGACGACAGGCGAGCCGGGGCGTCCCCCGGCGGCGACGTCGCGTGGAGTGATCCACGCCACCGCGGCCCCGCCATCATATCACCGGGAGGGCACAGATCAATGCCCTATGGTCGCTGGTGGGCGCCCGAGGACTCGAACCTCTCGCGGCCAGCCCGTCTCGGATCGCGCGCCGGGTTTACAGCCCGGTGACGGGAAAGGCGCCCATGGATCGGGCGGCTGGATTCGAACCAACGTTGCAGGGACCAAAGCCCCGTGTCCTACCGCTAGACGACGCCCGAGCGGGAGGATGGCGGAGGGCGGAGGGATCGAACCCCTAGCGTTCGTCACGCTACCCCGGTTTTCGAGACCAGTTGCCGGCCATTCGGCGGCGCCCTCCACATGGCGGAAGGGGGGAGGATCGAACTCCCGCGAGGACTGGCCCCGGCTACGGTCTAGCAAACCGACGCATTACCGCTCTGCCACCCTTCCGAAATCAGAAGGATGATCGACTCGATTGCTGTCGGTAGCGCAGAGCGTAGGTCATGGGCGGCGTATACCACAAGACCGACCGGAGCGCCTAGAGCAGCAACTCGCGGAACTTCTGCATCATCGCCACCATCTCGTCCGTGACACCCCTGGCCGCTTGAAGCCGCCTCTCCATCCAGATCAGGCGGTGGCACGCCTCCTCGACGAGCGAGTACCAGCCCTGCTGCGGCGCATTGCCGGACGTCCGAACGAAGTCCAGAACCAGCGCCGCGTCGAATGTGTTTCGATCCTGTTCCGGCAGTTCGCTCATGATGGATGCTCCTGTGGCGGGACGAGGATGGCTTTGGCGCTCGCTATCACAAGCCGAGCGCGCGAGGCCCGATGATCATCAAGATCACGGAGCAACCGATGCAGATGACGAAGAGTATCGTCACCAAGCGTTCGGCCTTGGCGTCCTTGACCCAAAATGACTCCGAGCGCTTGGGCTTTTCCGGATCGTTCATGGGCCCCTCTCCAGCGGTGGCGGAAACACGAGCACCTCGACCCCGTCGAGCGTGGTCAGGTGACGGATGATCTCCTCGCGAACGGTCAGCCACTCCAGGCCGCCTCTGCCGCAGCCCAGCGCCGGCAGGGCGATGGACCGGATGCCGCGCTTCTGGATTGACGTGGCGAGGCGCTCTAGGCCCCATGCGATCCATTCGAATTGGCTGGGCCGGCGCCACGACTGTTTCGTCGGGAAGTGGACGATCCACCGCGGCACCGATCCGGCCTTATAGTCGTACACATGCAGCCGCCCTGGATAGAGCGCGGCCAGGGCACAGGCGGCCATGTAGGATTCGCTCGCCTCCGGGAACCGGGTCCGGAACTCCTTCGCCAGCCCGGCGCCCATGATGCCCTCGCAGTTGACCGGGTTGACCAGCGCCTCGACCTTGGCGTCGAAGAGAGAGCCGTCTCGATACCGAATCACCGCCGCCTCCTCTGCCGGGCCTTGCGGCTGCGGCCATGCTCGCCGGGCTCACCGCCGGCCGCGATGAAGGCCCGCCGGCCCTCGTCGGTGGCGCCGAACCATTCGGTGGTCTTGCCCTCGACGATCCGGGACCGTAGCGCCGCGATCCAGCCGTGGCGCTCCAGGCTCCGCCTCGTAGCCGGCGATACGAGGAAGAGGGGCCCGATGCGCCACCCGGCTTCATCGGACCCCCAGATCTCAGGCTTGTGCCCCGAGGTGAACAGCATCGTCAGAGCTTCAAATTGCGGGGAGATCACGCCGGCTCCGGCGGCTGGAGGATGTATCGCTTCACCGACCGATCGTACCGCATCATGCCAGGGCAGCGCGCTTCGATCTCCCGCAAGTCGTGTGACGCTTGGGCGCTGGAGACTTCGCCGATCCGCATGATATCGGCTCGGTTCAATTCCCCCGTCATGATGAGATGATCGACTGCCGCGGCAAGCCGGGCACGTACCGCCGGGCGCAGGCCATTCCAAGCCTCGTCGTCTTCGGGCCGGGCCTCTTGTGTCAGGCGAGCGGCTCGGTCGGCCCGGTCCAAGACCGCAAGCACGTCGTCGATCTTCAGGGTTGTGTAAGTGAGACCGTGGGCCTGATGGTTTTCCACGATGCGGCGCAACTCGGCGAGGTTGACCATCGCCAGATCACGCCGTCGCGCGGCTGTTCAACCGATCGGCCTCGCGCTCGATCCTGGCGAAGTCGTGAGTCCACTCGCCCACGATGTTGAAGGTCGCGGTCGCCTCGGGCTGGAAGGTCCCATCCGGGGCGCGCGACTGCGACCACCAATGGGCCAGGGCCCAGCCGGCCCGGCTGTCGAACACCACGATGTATTTGCTCTGATCCATCGCTTCCCCCTCACGCCGTCGCCATGGTGACGTCCAGGTGGACGGCATCGTAGGGGAACAGCACCCCGGACTCGGTGCCGATGATCTGCCGGTCGAGGAGGCCGGCGAGGATCAGCGCATGGATGTCGGTGTGAACGCCCTTGAAGTCGCGATCCACCCGCCGGGCGACCTCGCGCATGGTCATGGGGCCCTGGCCGCTCATGACCTTGAGGATCTCCCAACGCTTGGGCGTGAGCACCTTGTGCAGCAGTTCGAACGAGATGAAATCGATCCGGGGCGCCTGGGCTTCCACGTTGCCCTTGAAGCCGGCGGCGAGGCGGCGCTGCGTCTCGGCCAGGGAAGCGACGCCGATCGTGACGGTGTTCATTTCAGGATCTCCTTCCAGGTGTTCACGTCGGTCCAGAAGTCGGCGAGCAGGGTGTCGACGTCGACAAAGCGGTAGGGGACCTCGCTGTCCCACAGGTGCTTGTGATCGCCCTTGCCGCGCTCGTTGTCGTACCGCATCACGCACTCGCCCTTGGACACGAGGGCGAGGCGATATTTGAAGCCATGGCTGCTGCCCGGCACCGGGGTGGGCACCGCCCATACGACCATCTCGACGAAAGCGGTCTCGGTCAGGACCAGTCGGTTGCGGAGTAGAAGTTTGGCGTTCATGGGGGCACAGTAGCGTGCCCCATTAGTGATGTAAAGCACTCCATCACCAACGCCATGAGGAGCACAAATGACTCACCGCCATCGCGGCCAAGCGGCCGAGATCGAACAGCAACTCCGCGCTCTAGCGAGACAGATCCGCAACATCGCCAGTGCCCCGGTCCAGGACCTAGCCTCACTCCTTCACGCAGCGGCAGAGCGCGCTGAAACGATCGCGGACGCGACGGTGGGAAGGCCCGATGATCCACTCACAAAGCCTGCGGCACCGGCGCGACTCCCATTGACGATCGGCATCAAGCGGGCGAAGGACCTGTCGGATCTCAGTATGGGAACTCTATACAACATGATGAATGACGGCCGTCTCCGGTCTACGCGCGTCGGGGGGCGCCGACTGATCTATTCATCGTCGCTGATGCATGTGCTCGGGCTTGGCGACGACGATGGAAGGGTCATCTCGCCGGGCATTGGAGAGGACGGCACACCGAAGACCAATAGCGGTTGGCGACGTCGTGGTCAGAAGGCCACTATTGATTGAGAGCGGCCTTCCAAGGTGCATCCAGGTTTGTAAGTCGCCACGGAACCCTGCGGAACCCCTTGGACCCTAATTTCGGGTTTGTAACTCCTAAGTCGTTGATTTCACGTGAAACAACAGGTCCTGGAAGTTCATCTATGTCGCCCCGTGTGCCGCAGAAATCCTAGGGTTTGGGGCAGGTTTGTAAAAGGTTTGTAGAAATGGGTCCTTGAGCCGTTCCTATTTCGGTCCCCTGGGGGCGATGCGATGGGCCTCTGAAAACACTCGTTGGCACTCCTGCGAGGCGTCATACTCCGCGCCCTTCGCATCGATCAGCGCGTCGCGGGCCCGGTGATACTCGGCGCGGGCTCGTTCGACCCTGCGCTTGGCGGCCTCCCATTCCCGCTTCGCCCGGCGCTGCTCCAGTGTGGTCATCGCCGGCCTCCCCGGCGCCGCTGCGAGAGCATTGCCCGGAGCTTGTCGATCCCGCTTTCGAATGCGGCCAGCCGCTCCTCGTCGGTGCCTGACCCGTCCTCCAGTTGCAGGGTCTCGGCCGCCAGGGCATCCCCGGCGACCTCCAGGATGGCCTCGATCTCCAGCAGCGAGAGGCGCGGGGCACGTGTCCGGATCATTGCCTGTCTTCCCACGTGCCGCCGTTGGCGAGGATGTGGCGGGCGCAATCGACCCCGAACGGGAACCACCCCTGCGACCGATCGGCCGGCACGTCGGCGCGATCGTGATAGGTATAGTCGCGCTGGTCCAACTCCAGCCATGCAACCTTGCCCTTGAGCCGCTGCTTGCAGCGGGTGCAATAGCGGCCGTCCGGGTCAATCTCGTCGGTGTTGCCTATGCGGCGCGGGGTGGGCTTGCTGGTCATGCCGAGCCCTCCTGGAGCGCCGCCAGCGCCTCCACAAACCGGCCCTCGCCGGCCAGCCGAGCCGCCTTGAGGATGCGCTCCATCCTCTCGCGGTTGCCCGTGTCCATCACCGCCATGATCTCCATGTAATGGACGCCGGCCTCGGCTAGGTCGGCCGCCATGGCGGCGCGCTCGGCTCTGGTCATCTTGGCGGGCTCGACCGGCTTGCCGGCCTTCAGCAGCGCCCGGCTGGCGTGGCTGTGATACACGTCCTTGATCTTGCCCGACCCGATGCCCTTGATGTCGGAGTCGTGCAGCGCCCGCCGGGCTTGCCGCCGCTGCTGGTGCCGCGTCTTCGATTTCCTGCTCATTGTCCCACCTCCCGCGCCGCTGGCGCTGTTTTCAGTTCCTCGGCCTTGGCGAACAGACCAGCGAGATCATCGGTGGCGAAGTCGTGGATCTCCTCCTCGGCGCCGTCCTTATCGCAGGCGCCGAGAAGCCAACCGTCGTCGGGCTCGACGCTCGTCCCACTCCGATCGGTCGCCAGAATCTCTCGGCCGTCCGGCAGATCAAGCCGCCATGCTGTGCAGCCACCGCCGGTCGTGCAGAACCGGAAGCCGGCGGCGAGGAACGCCTTGCCGGCCTCTGTCGCTTCGGCCCGCGCCTTGGCGGCATCGTACCATTGCCAGAAGTCCCCCATGGTCACGCCCCCTCCGTGTCGGCCCGCGCCGGGGCCGCTTGCTGCGCCTTGGCGGCCTCCTCGGCCCAGCGCCGGATTTTGTCGGCATAGGGGCCGCCGAGGAGGCTGGTGACCTCCTCGACCGTGCGGCCACCCTCGATCATCCGGCGAACCATGTTCTTCAGGGTGCAAAGGAATGGCTTCATCACTCGCCTCCCATCCTGGAGCGCCACTCGGGCGTCGTCTGCCCGAGGTTGACCAAGTCGGCCATGAGCCGAGCCGTCATCGGATCGGCACAGGAGGCGATCACGACGTCGAAGGAATTGACGATCTCGCGGCCCTTGCTCCGAACCGGGAGATGGATCTCGCGAGTCAGCCGTATCGGCTCGGTCATGGCCGGCCTCCCATGCCATGGGCCGCCGCCGGGCCCTGTGCGGCCTCTAGGCGGCGCACAGTGGCCTCCAGGCGCCGAATGTGGGCCACGGCCAGGGCCAGCGCCATCGCGGGCGCCATGCCCCGCCCTGCGGCGGCCTCGGTAAGCGCCGCGGTCAACTCAGCGCCGTCGCGGAAAATGGCGAAGGAGGCGGCCAGCGCCGCCTCCCCGTCCAGGTTGCAGATCATGTTCACGGTCGCCCCCCTCCTCAACCGACTTCCCGGAAGCGCTCGCGCATCTTGCGCGCCACGCCCTGCTGCAGGATCGCCTTCTTGGCCTCCTTGCAATACCGATCGACCTCGGACAGGGTCTCGTGCCCGGTCACGGTCATGATCTCGTGCGGAGTGCAGCCGGCCTCGGCCAGCCGCCGCGCTGCCGCCTTGCGCAGGCCATGCGACACGCACCGGTCGGGAAGCTTGGCGCCGTCGAAGTTGGAAGCCATCCAGACGCTCAACCGATAGCCGGTAAAGGGCTGGTGGATGCCGTTGAGCAGGATGTGCTGGTGGATGTCGGTCGGAACCTTGTCCCGCTCGCATGTGGCCCGCCACGCATCCAGCGCCTCGATCAGTTCGGGCTCGCAGTTGATGTTGAGGGTCTTGTCCTTCTTCTCGCCCTTGGCCTTTTTCTGCTGGACCGTCATGGTCGCCCGGCGGACGCCCTCCTTGTCGGTCCAGAAGCGCACATCGGTCCACTTCATCTTGGCCACGTCGGTCACGCGCTGGCCGGACCAGACGAAGAGGGCGAAGGCCGTCCGCTCCCGCGTCCCGACCTTCCACCGCTCCTCGTACTTCGCGATCTCCTGCTCGTTCCAAGTGTGGTGACTGCCGAGTTCCAGTTTTTCGATGCCCTCGGTCGGGTCCTCCTTGATCCACTGGCGCCGCTTGGCGAACTTCACCAGTTGGCGAATCGCCTTGAGCAGGTTGCTGTGCTGACCCGGCCGGTCGTGATAATCGGCGAAAAACTGCTCGATCTTGGCAACCGGCGTGCCCTGAACCGACCTGTGGCCAAACTGCCGGCAGAAGATGTTGAGCATGCGGGTCGTCTTCATCCGCGACGCCGGGCCCTGCTTGCCGAGCCCCACCGCCAGGAAGTCCTTCACGGCGGCATTCCAGGTCGTGAGCCCCGTGCTGGTCTTCATCACCTCGGGCTGCGGGGTCTGCTGGGGCGCGAAGCCGAGCGCCATGTTGTACTGCGCCATGAACTCGGGCGAGCCCGGCTTGCCGATCAGCTTCACCGCCTTCCGTTTGGGGTAGCGGAAATATGACCGCTCGCGGCCATGCCGATCGATGAAGGTGTTCACGTATTTGAGTTTGACGATCGTCATTGCGGGTCACCCCACGAACGAGGCTTGCCGCTGGATGCTGTCCAGCGTGCGGTGATAGTGCTCCAGGAAGGCCCGCTCGCCAGGGCGGCCGGGAATGCGGATTCTGACCGTCACCGGCCGGGCCGGCTCCGGGTCCAAGTCGGCCTGGCCGCGCATCGGCGTGTAGGTCGCGACGAAGTAGTAGAGGGTGCCGCCGTTGGGGCCGTCATAGGCCCGCAGATGCTTCAATTGCGTCATTTTATGATCTCCGGGTTGTGGGCACTTATTCGTGCCCTGGGGCACACATTAGTGCCTCACCCCGGAGATCCGGAAGGGCTTTTTTTACAAACCTAGGGCACGCCTGTGAGACCTAGGCGTCATCCCAGGAGTCGTCGCGGGCCGGCGCGTCCAGATACCAGGGCCCGCCATCGTGGGGGATGGCCCGGTAGGCGGCCCGCAGCTCGGTGGCGTCCCACGTCTTCACCCCGCCGAGGATGCGCGGCGGCGGCATCTTCCGCTCCTTGATCAGGGCCCGGAACGTCGTCACGCCGACCCCGACGAAGGCCGCGGCCTCGTTGATCTGGAGGCCGAGGATGCACGGCAGCTTTTCCAGCGCTTCACTCCGGTCGACCTTCTTCACCTATGCCTCCCTGCGCTTGTAGCGTAGAACTCCGGATCGGCGGCGATGTAGTCGAAGACATCGCCATAGTTCAGCCCGAGCCGCTCATGGATCATCATCCAGTGCGCGCCCTCGGGGAGGTCCAGCTCGTTGACCTCCTCGATCACGTCGCGGACCCGGTCCTTGGTCGGACGGTTCATGGCTAGGTCGTCTTGCGCCGGGCGCGGCGCTCATTGGCCTTGACCACGAACTCCATCTCGCTCGCATAGACCTCTCCGTGCCCGAGCGAGATGAAGCCGAGCGGCGATTTCACGGCGATTTCGCAATCGTCGCGGCCCGGATCGTAGTCGCCATAGAGCGTGAGCGGCACAAGGCAGCCGGAGTCCGACCACTCAATCGGCAGGCGCCAGCCGACAATCGGGAGGCGGAGGATTTCGGGCTTATCGCTCCTGTCGTTCGGCGGGAAGTAGATGACCGCCGAGAGGCTCGGATCGGCGTTGGGGAAGACGGCCAGCCCGGCCGTCTCATTATGATGCACCACTGTTTCCCACAGCTCTTTGAGCGCCACTTCCCCGCCGCTCTTCAACTGCGCGAAAGCCCATTCCTGAGCGCCAACCTGACGAGGGAACACGCACACGATGCTGTCGGGATTGTACAGCGTTGAACCGCCAAGAAATTTGGCCATTGATCACTCCTGTCCCATGTCCATGGGGTTTGCCCGGAGCACCGCTTGCAGCAGCGCAACTGCACCGCGGGCGCCCGTGATGATCTCGCGTTGCCCGGCGGACAATTTCCGGAGCTGCGTGACCTCGGCACGAAGCATCATGATCTCGTCCGCCATCTGTGGACCGGTCATCTCGCTGATGCTCGGCCAGTCGCGGCCGGGTTTCCGCGACGGCGCGGCAGGCCGGGTCACAGGCCGGCCAGGAAGCGGTGCAGCTTCTCGATCGCCATCGGCTGGTCGATCGCCCGGCACTCTTCCTCGATCGGCTTCGTCTTCTTGGCTTCCGTGGCGCTCTCGATCAGGCCGAGCAGTGCCCGGCCGCCGTTATAGGTGGCGCGCGCCCCGACCGAGAGGACCGAGGGATCGCGGACCGTGGCGAGTTCGAGCCGGCCGGTGCGGGCGGTGCTATGGATGCGGCGCCGCCGCATCTCGGGAATGTCCAGCGCGGTATCGAGCGCCTCCCGGCGGCGGATGCCGACGAAGCGGATGGTCTCGAACAGGATGCGCTCGTCGCGCACCAGCTTGACCCGCACGTCTTGCAGGACATGGCGAATGCCACGGATCGGCTCGCCGACGATCCCGTCGAGGTGCTCATACGGAACGAGTACGCCTGGCGCGATCGTGAGCAGGAACTTCTTCAAGGCGGCGCGTTGGGCGGCGCGGGCCGGGTTGTCGTAAAGCGGCATCATGTCCACGGGGTCCTCCGAGATCATGTCGCAAAGAGAGGCGGCGGGATGCGGTGCGTTGGGTGGCGACGCGGGAAGAAGCGAAGAGCTGCGACGGACTGCGAGGCGGGAACTTGAATTGCGGCGTGCGGAACTGCGGGGCGTAGAGCCGGGTAGCGGGGCGTCGATGTAGTTCAGGAGGTGTCGGGCTGGCGTTCGCTCATGGGCAGAGACCGTGAGTTGCGGAGTGGAGCGATGCGGCGGGCGACGATGCGTTGCGAAGCGACGCGGAGCGATTCGAAGAGAAGCGGCGCGTGGCGGCGCAATATTCGGGACGTGCCGGCGGGCGATCATGTTGCGATGCGGAGAGCAGCGGTGCGATGCGTTCCGGTGCGCATAGCAGCGACGCGGGGAAAAGCGGTTGTCAGGCTTTGACCGCGATCTCCTCCATCCCCAGCACCTTGAAACGGCCATACCAGCCGCCCTTGGCCGGCCGATACCGGCCGATGCCGATCACGAGGCCGATGGTCTGGACGACCTTCAGCATCACGTCGGGGGTCAGGATCTCGTCGGAGATGGTGTAATCGACGGTCGCCCTCCACTCGGGCATCGTCGGGAACCACCGCCAGACCCGCTTGCCGCTTCCGCGGACTCCGTCCACGTTGCAGAACACCCGCTCGGGCTGGACATCAGCGGCATCGATATCGAGGACGACCGGCGCATAGACACCCTGGCCGCAGAGCACCTTGGTGGCCCAGGTCTTGTTCCCCTGGCCTTTGATCTTCTCTCCGGCGTAGCGGGCCGCCTCGTCGGCTCCAAATTTGAACGCGGCCGGCGGGATGAAGACCTTGCCCTGATCGGTGGTGTGGAGCTTGAGCGGCCACGTCCGCTTGTCGTAGGCGTCCTCCTGCTCCTTCGGGAGCTTGGGCTCCTCATGGGCGCGGCTCTGGCTGTAGGGCGTGACGCCTTCGATCTGGAAGCGATAGACCTTGACCATCTGATTCTCTCCGGGATTGAGGTTGGGTTGCGAAGCGGGGCGGCGCGCGGCAGCGGGGCGCAGTGCGCGGCGATGCGCTGGGGCGCGACGTCAAGTTGTATCGGGTTGAACGAATCTCAGGTGGTGACCTTGCGTTGCGAAGATGTGCGGTGCGCATCGTAGAGAGGCAGAGCGAGGCGCAGCGGGGCGCTGAATTGAGTTGCGCGGCGGTGCGCGGCATCGCTTAAGACGTATCGGGGCGGCTGAATTCCATGGGGACCTTGAGGTGCGGTGCGCAAAGCAGCGGGGGGTTGCGCGGCGTCGCGACGCATTGAGCGGCGGAGCGTGGCGCGGTTGAAACTCGTGGGGACATTGCGGAGCGGGACGATGCGGCACGCCGGGGGGAGAAGCGGTGCGCAGCGGAGCGCGGCAGGGCGATGCGCTGTCAGGTCAGGACGTGTCGTGGCGGATGGCCGTCATTGATGGGAACCTTGCGTCGTGAAGCGTAACGGTGGGCGGCGGAGCGGCGAGTGGCGCAGCGGTGCGCAGCGTAGCGGCGCCATTCAGGACGTGTCCGGGCAGTTGAATTCCACGTTGGGACCTTGCGAAGCGGAGGGATGAGAAGCGGCGTGCGGCGGAGCGTGGAGATGCGATCAGAGTCACCGAACCCGTTTCAGCCCGATCTCCTTCACCGTCTCGAACTCCATGCCGAGGCGGCGGCGGACCTCGTCCTTGCTCCAATACAAGATGTGCCAGCAGGACCGGATATCCGGCATCTCAGCGGCTCGGCCCATCTCTGCATAGGTCACGATCTCGCCGAGCGGGGTCTTGGCCAGCAGGGCGACGAGGCCCTTGCGCTGGTCCAGGCGGGGCCGGCTCGGCTTGCGGATGGTCGCGATGCCCAGGCTGTCCATTCCTACCTCCTAAGCGATGCTTCCTGGCTCTCCCGGTCGCGCAGGGACCGGTAGGAGTCGGAGAGCTTGATCCAAATGGCGGCGGCGTCTGGGTCGCGGTCCAGGTCGCGCCGGCTCTTGCAGCCGCAGATTCGCCGGACCTGATCGGCCGCCGCCTCCTCGTCATCGACCCGGAGCCACTTCTGGAAGCCGGGCTCCTTGCAGAGGATGCCGGCCTGCTTGGTGAACGACAGCTTGTGCCAGGGCGTCCGCTCCGGCTCGGCCCCCGCCGGCTTCGACGATGCCGGCCCTGGGGTCGGCGCCGGGTCCGTCCACTCCGGGCCAGCCTCCGCCTGCGCCTGCTCCGGATTGAGCAGCACGATCGCGCAGGCCCGCGACTTCGCCGCGGTCGGCACCCCGCCGAGCCGCTTGAGGATCTCGTCGGCGTCCTCGATCGGGGACTCGAAGAACAGCCGGATCACGGACCGCGTCTGGTAGGTCTTGAAGTCGACGAAGTCGGCGCTGAAAGGCTGGCCGGTCACCGCCCGACCTCCAAGAGCCGGGTGATCGTGAAGCCGCGCCGCTCCAGGCACTCGATCGCGTAGCTGGCCTCCGCGAGATATCCGGTATAGGTGCCGTCCGCGTCGTCGAGGGCGATGTCCGCCTTGCAGGCGCGGAACCGCTCGCCCTTGCCGTCGATGATGGCCCAGACCTCGGCCAGGGCTTCGGACGCCTCGCGGCGCGAAGTGCCGGTCACTGCCCCACCTCCATCGGCGTCGCGGCCAAGGTCTCGGCATCGGTGATCAGGTCGATGGCCCAGCTCCGCTCCGGGTCGGTTGCTGCCCAGCCCCGGATCGCCTGGACGGCGTCCCGGTTCTCTTGGATCTCGATCAGCTTCCGGTTGGTGCCGAGGCCGCGGATCAGATTGGTCAGGAAGTCGCGGGCGCCGGCTCCATTGGCCTTGAACTTCCGCTCGACGACCCGGCCGGTGAACGTGTCCGGCGGGAAGGTCAGGATGAAGTGCCGGCCCGTGTCGGCGCCGTCGCCCTCGGCCTCCTGGGGCCGCTGGGCTTGCGGTGGCGGCGGCGAGGCCGCCGGGCCAGGGTTCGGCCTGGCGTCGGCCTGGCGGCGCCCCTGGCCGCCCTGTGCGCCCTGGCGGAGGGCGTCGCGGGTGGCGTTGGCGACACGGTCGCGGACGTAACTGCCGGCTCCGGTGTCCATCGCCGCGGCACCGTCATCGTCCTCATCGGCCGTGAGCCCAACGGTGGCGCCGAATGCATACCGTTTCGCATAGGTGATTGCGCTGCCCATCTGCTGGACATTGAACTCGCGGCCGAGGATGACCGGGATCTCGGTTTCGAGCCATTGGCCGCTAGAGTGCATAAGGATCGTCGTCACGACGATTTGCCCATCGGCGTTGACTTCCGGCGCCTGCGTGAAGCCGATGCCGTTCGCGCTCAAGGCCGACCGAGCCGCGTCGATCAGGGCGTCCAGGGTCGCATAGCGCCACGACTTGCCGCCGCCGCCTCCCTTGCCCTCGCCGCCGGCCCCCCGATCCTTCTTCGGATTGGTCATGGCACCTTGCGCTGCGGCCAAGGCTGCCGCGATCTGGTCGATGCCTTCGGGGCTCTTCTTCATCTCACTTCCCCCGTACGGACAGCGTGGGCTCGGCGTTGCTCAACTCGGCGCCGTCCACCGTCTCGCCGGCCTCGATCGCCTCGTGGATGGCCGACTTCACCGGGGTCCGCTCGGTCTTGCAGAACCGGTCGGGAATGCGCTCGGCATCGGTGATGACGACCTTGCGCCGGCCCTTGGCCATGGTCAGGGTCGCCTCGGGGAACTCGAACCGCTTCCGGCCCGCGGCATTCATCGCCGCCTGCACCAGGAGCTTCTTCCGCTGGGCCCGCTCGGTCAGCCGGGCCGCCCGGCCCTGCATCTCGTCGACCCGGATCGACAGCGCCGCGACCATGGCCTTGTCGTCCAGGTGGGAGCAGATCAGGGCCCGGCACCGCTCCGGGAAGTCGGAGATGCCGTCGAGGGTGTCGGTCAGGGTCGGCTCGTCATCGGCCAGGGAGGGGAACTCCCGCAGCAGCGCCTCGCGGAGCGCGGCATCGGCTGCGGCGTCATTGTCCAAGCGTCCGTTCATGGCTTCATCCCGAGTGCGATGTAGGCGAGCGGTATCCCCCACAGGGCCAGGGCGACCCCGGCGGCGAGGATCACGGTGCCGAAGACGATCTCCGCGGGGCCCGACCGGCAGATGGGCGACAGCACCAGCGCGGCCCCGAAGGTGATCAGGAAGGTGGCGCTCATGATGAGGATCACGCTGGTCATGGCTACCACCCGCTCACGGCGATTTTGGCGGCGGCGACGATCCACATCAGGCCGATGAAGACCAGGACGATCAGGGTGGCGGCGGCCCGGTCACCCGGCGTCCAGCGGCGGGAGCCGCCGTGGACCATGTTCGCGATCATCAGGGCCAGGAAGAACCCGGCGAGGAAGGAGCCCGTGGCGGCCGAGGCGGCGAGGATGACGTTCATTGCGCGGCTCCGAACAGATCGAGGCGGAGCAGCACGAGGAAGATGACGACGAGCACGATCCCGCAGATCGCCATCACTCGGTCGAGCGTGGTCCAGGTGATGCGGCCCCGCACGATGGCCAGGATCAGGCCCATCGCGAAGTAGGCGATAACGAAACTGGCGGCGCCGTAGAACAGGTCAGGCGCGCTCACGGCATCTGCTCCCGCCGGACCATGGCTCGGGTCCGGTCCCGCTCGACGGCGTCGTCCCGGCTCTCCTCCAGCCACCAGCGATGGGCGGCGGAGATGTCGAACGGCGACCACACGATCCGGCCGGGGGCGCCGGCCTCGACCACCTCCATCACCCTCGCGGCGGCGATGACATCGAGCCCGGCCTCGCTCTCGTCATAGGCGAGGCAGGCATCGTCGTACCGGACATACATCGAGACCGAGGGCTTCTGCTCCTGCGAGCACCACCAGATCAGGACATAAAGCGGGGGCATGGCGCGCATACCGGTCTCCGGTTGCACCCTGCGAGGGCGGGTTGTCTGGGGCATCTATCCTGGGCTCTAATGCGAGCCCGTAACGATGCCGTCATCATGTGATCGGCCCGTTTTGCGGTCAAGCGCATTTTCTTTGGTCGTCGCTGTCAACCTGTGGATTGTTCTGGGGGTTGTAAGTGGACAAACCGTCATACGGCGTCCTACGGAACCCTGCGGACCCTAAAAGAACCCGTTCACAAAAAGTTTAGACCCCCTGAATTCATCAAGTATCGGGTTACGTTCTGTGACCTAGATTTAGGCCACCGGCTTTTATTTGCAGATTGTTGTTGCGGGCGATCTCAAAACGCGCATTCATCAAGGCATGCTCTACTGCGATGCCGCCCTGTATCGGGTCCAGAGGTGGATCGAGGCCCTCGATCCGCATCTTCGTCAGCCGCTTGTTCTAGCGCGGTTGACTGGGCTCAGTTCTGCGACTCTGCGCCGGTTTATGGCGCCGGGCGGCATTGGGAATGTGACCCTCGATACCCTGCGGCGCCTGGAGCAGCACGTGCCGGCCGATTTCATGCCGCTGCACATCCAGACGCCGCTCCGCGACGACAAGCCGGCGAACGCCGCCTGACCACCAACGGGCCGGGACCTCCCGGCCACGGGAGGCTCCATATGGTCGACTTCGAGAAGATGGCCGACAGCGGCCGGGCCCTGAAGCAGCGGCTCGCCACCGCGGTCGAGACGATTGCCGGCTACGACCGGGACATCGACGGGCTCAAGGCCCAGCGGAAGGAGGCCCTGGCCGCCGCCGAGGCCGACGACAAGCTGGTGCCCGAGGCCGTGGCCTACCTCGCCCATCTCCACCGCACCGGCAAGAGCGCCCGGATCACGTCGGCCGTGTGGCCGATGGTCGAGAAGTACGCCGAGGTGCTGGGCCTGATCCTGCCGGGCCTCGATCAGCCGGATCTGTTCACCGAGGACGACTGAATGCCCCGGCGCCGGCAGCCGCCACCGCTGCCGTTCATGACGGCGGACCAGCTCCGCCGATATCAGCTCTCGCTCGTCACCGAGGACGCGGTGCAATCGCAGATCGTATCCATGCTGCGCCAGTTGCCGGCCCCGCCGCTCGGGCCCGCCTGGACGGCCATCAACCCCATCCCGGCCAAGAGCAAGGCCGCTGCCGGGATGTCCAAGCGCCTGGGGCTGGTGGCCGGCTTCCCCGACCTGCACGTCCTGTGGGGCGGCCGGGCCGCCTATGCCGAGTGCAAGCGGCCTGTCGGCGGCAAGCCCTCCGGCGACACGCAGCCGGCCGTGCAGGCCCAGCTCGTGGCCGCTGGCGGCTTCGTCGCGGTGGTGACCACCGCCGAGCAGTTCTTCCGCTTCCTCCAGGCCACGTTCCCGGCCGAGTGGGCGGCGCTGGGGCGGCACGCCCCGATCCTCTGGCCATGGCTGGGAGGTGCCCGTTGAGCGAGCCGGAATTCATCGCCCTCCGGGTCGGCCTGGCCGGGCATCCGCTGATCGACGAAGTCGTCTCGATCTCCGGCTGCGACCGGCCGCTGGTCCTCGCGGTCCTGATCGAAGTCATCGAGGCCGGCCTCGGCCACACGGATCGAGGAAGCCTGCTCAACTTCAACGTCGATGACACCGCGGACCGCTTCGGCGCCGGTCGCACCGAGATCTTCTCGATCTTCGACGCCTTTCGCTGCGTCGGCTTGGTCAGTGCCCGGCTCGGCCAGGGCTACAGCGATCTGCACCGCCAGCCCATCCGGTACGAGGGAGGCGAGGAATGACCCCGCTCGCCGATGTCCTCGACCGGGTGCTGTTCGAGATCGCCGAAACTCTGGGCTGGCCGCTCGATGCCAAGAGCCGGTGGTTCTACCGGCTCGCCGAGCTGCTGCCGGACCCGACCGTCAAGACCCTGATCGTGGACGCGGCGTCCGCCGGCATCCTGTCGGCCGACGAGGCCCGCCGGCTGATCGAAGTGCTCGACCTGGAGGCGGCATAGCGATGGCCCGCATCCGGTCGATCCACCCAAGCCTCCTGACCGACGAAGCCTTCATGACCCTCACGGTCGAGGCCCCGCTCGCCGTGACCCTGCTGATCGGGTTGTGGACCGAGGCCGACGATCAGGGGGTGTTCGAGTGGAAGCCGCTCACGATCAAGGCCCGCATCCTGCCGGCACCGGTGCTGGACGTCGTCCCCCTGCTGGAGGTGCTGGAGCGTTACCGGTTCATCCGCCGGTACGAGATCGACGGCCGCGAGTACGGAGCGGTTCGGAACTTCGCCCGGTTTCAGCGGCCGAAAAAGCCGAACGCGATCCACCCCATGACGGAAGAGGTCCGGGCCTGGGTTGGAACCGGTTCCGAACCGGTGGGGAACCGGTCCCGAACCGGTGGGGAAAATCTCTCGCAGATGGAGGATGGAGGAGGAAGGAAGGAAGAGAAGGAGGAAGGAGGGAATCAGGAAGCAGTTGATCCCAGCCCCCCGCGCGAGCGCGCGCCCGCGCGAGGCGATGCCTCGCGGGAGTATGCCTTCGTTGGGAAGGTGATCCGGCTGACGACGCCCGACTTCGATCGCTGGGCCTCCGCCTTCAAGAACCTCGAACTCACGGCCGAGCTGATCGCCAGGGACGCCTATCTGGCCGGCCCCGAGGTCAACGACCGCGATCGGAAGAACTGGTTCACGTCCACCAGCAAATACCTCGCCAACCGCAACGCCGAGATGCGCCAGCGGGCCAGGGCCGGTCCGGACAGGGCTTCGCGCGGTTACGCGATCTGACCGGCCATGCGGGTCGAGGTCACCAACGTCCGTCAGGGGCTCGAAGCCCAAGGCTTCCGGCTCCGCTCCTACAACCCCGGCGAGCACCACTCGGTCTGCCCGAGGTGCAGCCCCACCAGGACGAAGAAGCATGCCCGATGCGTCTCAATCCGGATCGAACCAGACGGAGCCACATGGCGGTGCCACCACTGCGGATGGGGCGACGGCTTCCGGCTACACGGCGATCAGCCGCGCCGTCGAGAAGTGGTTCATCAGCCGGGGAATCCACCACGGCGCCCTTCGGGCTGGCGGCGTCTTTTCGGAGGCTCGGGGCGGGTCTGAGGTGATCGTCTTCCCCTATCGCCGCCGTGGCCGGGTCGTGAACCAAAAATACCGCGGCGCCGGGAAGAAGTTCTGGATGGCTGCAGGCGGCGAGCTGGTCCTGTGGAACCTGGATTGCCTGCTGTCGAACCCGGATCACGTCTACATCGTCGAGGGCGAGATGGACGCCCTGGCCTTCATGGAGGCCGGGATCTGGAATGTGCTCTCGGTCCCCAACGGCGCGCCCCCGCCGGAGCGGGAGGACGAGGTCGTCGAGCCGGAGCACGACGAGACGTTCCGCTACCTGTGGAACTGCCGGGAGGAGCTGGCCGGCATCCGCTTCGTCCTGGCCGGCGACAGCGATGCGGCCGGGATCAAGCTGCGGCACTCGCTGGTGTCCCGCCTCGGCCGCGCCAACTGCGACATCGTCGATTGGCCCGAGGGTGTCAAGGACGGCAACGACTACCTCCTGGAGGTCGGGCCGGCCGCCTTCGCCGAGTATGTGCGGGCCAGCCGCAAGCCCTACCCCATCCGCGGCCTGTGGGGGTGGAACGAGGTCCAGCCGACCCCGCCGATGGAGAGCTTCGACATCGGCATCCCGCTGCTGCGCCAGCACGTCCGCCTCGCCCGCGGCACCGTCTCGGTGGTCACCGGCATCCCGAACCACGGCAAGAGCGCGCTGTGGAAGGCCATCGCCTGCCAGATGATCAAGAACCACGGTTGGAACGTCACCGCGGCCAGCTTCGAGGATCAGGTCTACGCCAACCTCATGCCCGAGCTGCTCCGGATCATGAGCGGCCAGGGCCCATCGCAGGAGCCGTGGATCTGCCAGAAGCGAGCCGACGCGGCCCGCCTCCTGGCCAAGCACTTCTCCTTCATCGCCGACGAGGGCTATGTCGAGGAGCCCATGACCTTGGAGTGGTTCGTGGGCATGGCGCGGGACGCGAAGGTCCGCTTCGGCACCGACTTTCTGGTCGCCGACCCGTGGAATGAGATCGAGCACCTCTGGGGCCGCGATCAGAACGAGACGCAGTACATCGGCACCGGGTTGCGCGATCTGAGGCGCCTGTCGGTCGAACTCGACATGCACATCATGATCATCGCCCACCCCCACAAGGTGCTCGATGGGCAGGCGCCTGGGCTCTACCACATCAACGGGTCGGCCCATTGGGCGAACAAGGTCGATATCGGCCTCGTCGTGCATCAGCCCAACTTCGCCGAGGGCCCAGGCGGCCCGACCGAGGTCTATGTCCGCAAGATCAAGCGCCCGGTGCTCGGCCAGCGCGGGATCGTGACGGTCCAGTTCAACGCGGCCACCGGCTCCTTCGAAGCCCCGTCCGGCCGACCCTTCGACGACCCCGACATCGAGAGGACCGCAGCATGAGCGATGCCATGAACGAGGGCTTGCCCGTGGCCGGCTACCGCCCACAGACCGACGCAGCCGTCGATCTGGTCAACGAGCACAAGTTGATGGAGGAGCGAGTGCTCCGCCGGCTCGACGATCTGCGCGCGATGGCATATCGCGGCGCGCACGGCGCGGCGCACGGGGTCACGATCGACCAGCGGTGGCTGGCCATAGCCCAGACGCACATCGAGCAGGGCTTCATGGCCCTCAACCGCTCCATCTTTCAGCCTGGCCGGGTCGCCCTGCCCGGCGACAACGTGAGGCCGCCGGAATGAGCCCACACCCGTCCAACCCGCTCGGCCCCGAGCCGGACGCGATCAGCCTTGCCCGCGAGAACCGCCTCCGGGAAGCCCTGGTCAGCCGGTGGCACGAGCAGCTCGCCGCGCAGCAGATCGGCAACGGCGAGGGTAGCTGGCGCCGGGTCGACCCCCGGTGGCTGGCCATCGGCCGCGCCCACCTGGAGCAGGGCTTCATGGCGCTGGAGCGGGCGATCCTCGAGCCCTGGCAGTTCGATCTGCCGGAGGAGCGGTGATGGGTTGGTTCCTCGACTGGCTCTGGGGTCCGGAACCGGAATTCAAGCCGGGCGAGGCCCTGCCGTTCCTGCGCTGGCGCGATGGCCGGCTCGTCCCGCCACGGATCATGCCCCCGGTGCAGTACATCATCAGCGGCCCCCGCTTGCCGTGGGTCAACGAGCACAAGATGCCAGGGCGCCGGCCGGAGGTTCGCCGCTGATGCTCCGGCTGCTCGATCTCTTCGCCGGCATCGGCGGCATGAGCCTCGGGCTCCAGCGCTCCGGGCATTTCCGGCCGGTGGCGTTCTGCGAGATCAACCCCTTCTGCCACCACGTCCTCCGCAAGCATTGGCCCGAGGTTCCGATCTATGGCGATGTCCGCGCCCTCACCCGAGAACGGCTCCATGCCGATGGCATTGCCGTTGACGCCATCTGCGGCGGCTTCCCCTGCCAGGACATCTCGGCGGCTGGGAGAGGTGCGGGGCTTCATGGCGCCCGTTCCGTTCTCTGGCGTGAATTCGCTCGACTGCTTGGCGATCTTCGACCGCGTTACGCGATCGTGGAGAACACCGACGCGCTCACTTTTCGAGGGCTCGGAACCGTTCTCGGAGACTTGGCCGATCTCGGGTTCGATGCGGTCTGGCACAGCATTCCGGCTTCCGCCCTTGGTGCCCGTCACCTCCGACGACGGGTCTGGATTGTGGCCCACACCGATCGCTCGGGATTGGAAGAGCAGTTCTACCGCCACGCGCCAGAACTCGCGACCGCTGTCGGAACACATGCCTGGGGCTTTGAACCCGAATTGGATCGAGTGGCTCCTTGGCTTCCCTATCGGGTGGACCGCGTTCAAGCGCTCGGCAATTCCGCGGTGCCGCAGATCCCGGAACTCATTGGCCGTCTGATCGGCAACCTGGAGGCAACATGAAACCGGACGTGGTCGACGCCCGCCTGCGGGCTTGGCTTGAGCAGCCCCGCCAGCAAGGGTTCCCAGGCTATCAGTTCACCCTCGACGCGGCGGTGGGCGCCGTGTGCGACGGCTTCCCATTCACCCATGGCCAGCGGCTCGAAGTGATCAAGGGGCTGCAACGGCTTGGCGTTGCTCTTCGCGATGGCTGCGTGGTCCGGATCGACGAGACGGAGGAATCCCCATGATCAGCACCCACAAGAACCGCTCATACACCACGCAGCGGACCAAGGTCGGCGACCGCTTCCGGGTCGACTACGTGCTGCGCTGCGGCGAATGCGACGCCGTCGAGACGATCCACATGGACCCGCAGTGTCGGCCCGATCTGATCGTCAAGAAGTTCAACCTCAAGGGCTGGAAGGCGGACGAGCGCAACCCCGCCCGCAACCTCTGCCCCTTGTGCCAGGGCGCCAAGCCCCAGGAGACGCCCGTGGAGACCCCGATGCCGAGGGAGGACGTGATGGCCGACATGCCCAAGGGCCCCACTCACGAGCAGCGCAAGCGCATCGCGCAGCATCTCCGCGGCGTCTTCGACGAGCAGCGGGGCCGCTACCTGGAGAGCCACAACGATCAGACGGTCGGCCAGGAGTTGCAGGTCCCCTGGGCCTGGGTCCGCGAGTGCCGCGATCTGCTGGGGTTCGAAATCAAGATCGACCCGGAGGTCGAGGCGCTGCGGAACGAGTTCGAGGCCATGGCCGAGATGCTGATCGCCCTGGAGGCGAAGCTGAAGGCGCTGGAGGCCAGGAGGCTCGCATCATGACCGCGCGCCCGGAGCAGGAGGCCCGCATCCGGGCCATCGGCGCCGCCTCCATCGAGATCATCGAGGCCGTCCGTCTGATCGGCCAGGCCAACAACCTCTCCCCCGAGGACACGCTGGCCGCCCTGACCTTGGCCAGCGCCTCGATCGACAACGCGATGGATCTCATCGCCGAACTGAAGGATCTGCCACATGGATCACGAAGCCCCCTTTGAGATGGATCTCGACGAGGCCGTGGCCGAGCTGCAGGCCGCCGCCGATGCCCTCACCAACGCCGTCTGCGCCGTGGCCGAGGAGCGTGGCATGGACCCGGCCCGCATGATCTTCGCCACCGCGGTCATGCTGTCGTCGATGGTCGAGATCCTGCCGGCGGTGACCCGCGAGCAGGCTGCGGCCGACGTGATCAAGATCATCCAAACCGGCCTGGCCGAGGCCATGGCGGCCGATCCGCTGGTGCCGGAGGAGGCCGTCCCCGCATGACCACGCCACAGGTGATTATGGTCATCCTGCTCACGCTGCGCTTCGTCGGGCCCATCGCGCGGGCCCTTGGAGCGGAGTTCCCACATCGCAAGGCACCGCCGCCTTGGGCGCAAGTCTTCGGCGCATCGGTCCTGGTGGGCACGTATGCGGGCGTGATGGCCTGGGGAGGCTTCTGGTGATGGCCGTCGCCCCCAGGGCACAGACCGGAGATCAGCCCGGCGACAAATCTGTGCCCTCGGCCTTCCTCTACGGCCTCCACTTCGCATATCGTGGGCGCCTGTATCAGATCGGTCCGGAGGAACTGGCGAGGTGCCTCTGGACCGATGGCCGAGCCCTGGCAGGCGACATCGCCTGGGCCCGGCAGATCATCGATTCCCTCGCCGCAAAAATCACCGGAAAGGCGCCAAGCCCATGAGGAACCTCAACCTGCTCAACCCCCATCGCGTCCAACTGGAGGGCTTCGGGCCTGGCGATGATCGCGAGGGCGCGTTCACGCTCGCGTCACCGATCGATCGGGCCCAGCTCCGCATCATCGCCTCGGCCGACATGGGCTGGGATCACGTGTCGGTCTCGCGCCAGAACCGCCCGCCCAATTGGGCCGAGATGTCGTTCGTGAAGCGGCTCTTCTTCAAGGAGGACGAGACCGCGATGCAGCTCCACGTGCCGGTCGACGATCACGTGAACTTCCACCCGAACACGCTGCATCTGTGGCGCCCGCATGACCAGGAGATCCCCCGGCCGCCCTCGAACATGGTCGGGCCGAAGACCAGCGAGCCGCCGCCCGCCGCCGCCCCGCGTGTGGCCGGGATGGTCTACGCCAGCGACCACGGCGCAGTCGGGGATGGCGTGACCGACGACACCACGGCGATGCAGGCCGCCTTCGACGCGGCGCGCGCCAGCGCCGGCACGAAGCGGAGGGCGCGCGGATGACCGTGCCCAAGAACCCGTGCTTCGTCGCCACCTGTCTGCGCGATCTGCAAATCCACCGGGAAACGTGGCGCGCCGCCTTGGTGGAAGCCATGGAGCGATCGGACGCCTCGCCCGACAACTACGATCTCCGGTCCTTCTGGCCGGCGGAGATCGCCGCCTTCGACCGCGTGTTCGATGCGCTGTCCAACTTCGAGGTCGTGATCATCGACGGCCCGAGCACGGGGGTGCGGGTGTGATGAAGAACCCGTTCGGAGTGTCCGGATTGATGGAATGGCTGAACCTCGTGCCCGGCGATGACCGCAGGCAGTGGATCGACGATCTGCGGGCTCTGTTGAAGCGGATCGAGTTCAGCGACGAAGACGACCGCCACCTCGGCCTCGACGTGCTCTGCGCGACGATCGACGACCCCGTCGCCGGCCCGGTGCCGAACCCGATGGTCGACGTGGAGTGCTGTGCCGCTTGGCTCAACGCGCTCTTGCCCGGCTTCTGGTACAGCATCGGCCTCTGCTACCTGTCCGGCGACGCCAGCCTCGGGCCGGACTACAACGATCCGGCCCACCGGGAGCGGCTGCTGCGCGAATGGCCGGAGGAGCATTTCCACGATGGCCTGCACGCTGATCTGAGGCCCGGCGATGGGCTGGCCCGCTGCTGCCGGGCCCTGATCCACTGCGCGCTCCAGGCGATCATCAAACGGGCGGAGTTGACCTGAGATGCATCCAATCCTACCGCCGCCTCCGGCGAACCGGATCTTCGTCCGCGACTGTGCGAATGCCCCCGACCACGTGCTCTTGACGATCGAGAGCATGAAGCTCCCGCGGGCAATAGCCTCTCAGATCATCGGCCTCGCGGTTCGCAAAGACAGCGCGACGCCCCAGCCGGGCGAGGTGACCTATGGTAGCCGCTGAATCATCGATCGACGACATCGCCGTGTTCGACCGCGTGGTGGCGGCGCTGGCGCGGCTCGATGTCCACACCGACGAGGACCGGTAGATGCTGATCGAATCCGCGTCCACGGCCTACCGGGCTTCGTGGGGTACGAGCCACGTGCTGACCATGGTCGCCGATGATGACCGGATCTGGCACCGAATGACGTTCATCGACAGCAACGGGATCGTTGCCACGATCAAGCTCACGGCGGAGGAAGCCCGCGACCTGTTCCTCGCGCTCAAGGTCTCGGTCGACAAGGAGCCCGGCAATGGCTGACCCCGAGATGATCTATCTTGAGCCCGGCCCGGGCCCGTTCGATGACCGGACGTGGTGCGCCAACGACGTCTGGCCCGAGGACCACGCCGAGGGCGGCCCCAGCGGCGTCCGCTACATCCGCGCCGATCTGCATGAGTTGGCGCTGAAGGTTGCTCGCGATGAGGGTGCCGGCGCCTGTGCCCGATGGCTCCAGGGGCAGAAAGGCAAGACGGTCGATGAGGCGCTACCGATCACAATGCTGCGGACGGTGCTCAAAGGATCATGAGCGGCAAGAGCAAGGCCAGGGCGCAGCCGCTGCTGGAGACCCCGGAACGGGCCCAGCACGCCGCGGCGATCATCGACCGCAACATCGGCACAGCCATCGGCGCGCCGCGAGGCCGGCTCATCCAGACCCCGCTCGACCGGCTGTTCGTGCGCAACTCGATCACGCAGCGCCAGTTCTCGGCCGGGGCCAAGCTCAAGGAGGACTTCGAGGTCGGGATGCTCGGCGCCAAGGACGCCGAGGGCAACTTCGCCCTGGGGATCAGGGGCCAAGCGAACCACGCATGGGTCCCCGATGTGCAACTCGACGCGATCCGCCGGTTCAAGCAGGCGATGATCGCGGTCGGGGCCCATGTCGGCGCCGTCCTGGTGGCGTTCTGCTGCTACGACCGCGACGTGGTCAAGATCGCCGTCCAGCAGGGCCGCAACCGGGACAAGGTGATGGGGATCGTCGAGGTCGGGCTCGACACCCTGGCCGATCACTATGGCCTGCTCGGCAACGACAAGCACCGCGCGATGCGGGGGTTCAGGGAGGATTGAGCCGATGACCAGGGAGGCGTTCGACAAGATCGCCGAGGGGCTGACCGAGGCCCTGGAGCGAACGATCCGTGGCGACGGTGACACGACCGCGATCCCGCCGCCGGGCTTCTATATCGGCGAGGAGATTGCGGCGCGCTTCATGACCCTCCATGACGTGGCCCTCGTCCTGGACATGAGCGAGTGCGCCGTCGACGGGCTGCTACGCGGAGAGGTTCGGATCAAGCCGCGCCTCGCCGATGGGCTAGGCGCGATGTTCGACGTGTCGCCCGATCTGTTCCTCAACCTGCAGCGGGCCTACGACGATCAGTAGAGCCGACTCTCCCCGATGAATCAGTATCTTGTGCCATGCCGCATCGTGTGGCAGCATCTCCCGCATCGTGACTTCGTGTCACCGCGCTCCGCAGGCGCTGCCCGGCTCACGCTGGGGATGGGGAAACGCCCGGCCTTGAGCCGGGCGTTCCTGTTTTCAGGGCTTGCCGACGAGCAGCTCGAACTGATCCGGCCCGATCCGCATCCGGACCACGTCGCCAGGGCTTAGGTCGATCCAGTTCTGGCAGTCGTGGCCGTCGATCTTCTCGACCCCGTCGTCGCCGCCGAAGGAGTCGTTCTTTGCGTTCCACACGGCATCGGGGTCCATGGTCTCGGGATTGGCCTCGTTGGCATAGGCGACCCGCTGCATGCGCTCGCTGGCCATCAGAGCGGGGCGCCCGTTGCTCACGAGGTAGACCCCGTCATCCCCCACCAGATGAAGGCCGGGCTTGACCTTGGTGGGATCCACATCCTCGGGGGTCGCGGCGCCCGCCTCGAAGTCGGGCTCCTTGCCATCCTTGCGGCACTCGGGATCGCACATCTCGTCGAACGTCGGAGCGTGCTCTGGCGCTGCCATGGCGTGATCGAGCAGCTCTTTCACCGCGGCTTTGGGGAATGTGAGGATCATCGGTTCTCTCCGGGTTCGATTCACTAGGGGTTCGTCGATCTACTAGGGGGGTGCTGCCGCCGCCGGCCAGCCTGGAGGGCCTCGGGCCCGGCCCGGCCGGCCGCTCGTCGATCGACCGGGGGTGGGCGTCGACCGACCGGGGGGTGTGGTCGTCGATCGACCGGGGGGTCGTCGACCGACCGGGGGGTGTCCGGGGGGTCGGGGGTGTGTCCCGGCCGCCACAGTCTCCGATCGGAGACAGGGGGTGTCTCCCGGCCGCCACACTGCGGCCAGGCCGAGACAGGTGTGGCCGGCCGGACACGTGTCCGCCGGGTGACACACTCGCCAGGGTTGGGCAACCCCGCCCCTACCACAAGCCGGGCTTGGTGATCCCGATCCGAGCCACCAGCCGGGCCAGCCCAACCGGGCCGCCGGGTTCCACATCGACTTCGTGGCGATCTCAACCGCCCCACAAGGGCCCGCGCCAGGGGGCCGGCGGCCCGGCCGGCGCTGGCCCCAGGCGGGCCCCGGCCAAGGCGGCCCCGCCCCGGCCCTAGCTGGGGATCGCGGGCCCGCCATGGGGCCAGGGCCGCCACAGGGCCACCAGGGCCACCACAGGGGCCGCCGGGGCGGGCCATGGCCACCAGGGCCGGGGCTTGGCCCCGCCCGGCTTGCACAGGCGGCCCTACGGGGCCCGCGCGGGCCATGGCTGGTGGTAGGGTACGCGAAAGGCGGGCCGGCCCTGTAGAGCCACGACAACGCGGCACAGGGGCTCGGCCCCACCAGGGCCACCAGCCCAGGGCCACCAGGGCCCGGCCAGGGGCGGCCCTTGGGCCCGCCTGGACGAGCCACGGCCCCGCGCGGCGCTAGCCGGCGGGGCTGGGCTGGGGCTGGTGGTGGCATGGGGCTGGGCCCCGCCATGGCGCGCTCCTGGCAAGGGGCCGGCGCTGGCCGGCCCTGGCACCAGCAAAGCCCCGCGCGGCGCTAGCCGGCGGGGCTTGGTGTGGCTGATGGGGCTCGCCTACGGCTGGAGCCCGGCCATGGCGTTGAGGCTGTCCGCTACCGCCTTGGCTTGCCGCTTGGTGGCCCAGCCCCGGCGGGCCGGGCCGTTGTGGTAGCGGTAGCGCCGCGCCTTCACATCGGGCCGCGCGCAAAGGCGGATTAGGGAATCCCCATATTCCGGGTTGCGGCCGAAAACATACCAGCCGGGGCCCGTTGTGGAATCCTGGCGCGCGTAGAAGCGGTTATACACTCGGCCGTAGGAGTCGGTAGGGTTAAACAACACTCCGGACTCGGCGAATTCTTGCGGGTTGCTGGCCATTTCACGACTCCGAGTCGGTGGCATCGCTGAAAGCAGCGGCGCTGGTGTTGAAGGGGCCGCTGGGCTCGCCATCCGGGAGGCAGCCAGGGAACTCGGCCTGCCAATACCAGCCGGGCCCGGTGAAATCGAAGAACTCGGGCTCAAGGGCCGCCAGTTCGACTTCGCCCATGAAAAACACGTAAAACGAGCCCCAGTCTTCCCCCTGGGCGTTGGTGAAAGAGTGGTAACCCGCCTTGCTGGTGGCGTTGGTGTCGGCGCTGGTGGCCATGGTGGGACTCCGGGTTGTGGGGCCACATTGCGGGCCCTTGCACTGCCCTAAGCCCCGCCGGCTTTCGCCGCGCGGGGCTGGGCTTGGCCCGCCGGGTTAGGCGGGGATGCGGTACACGGTTTTGCCGTCCACTTTTTCGGTTTCCACCGTAAGGCCCAACTTCACCTTAATGGCCCCCGCAATGGCGCCGCGGGCCGTGTGGCGTTGCCAGCCAAAGGCATCCATGGCGTCGTCCAGAGTGCAACCCTCGGGCCGCCGCAACATGGCCACGAAACGGGAAAGCTTGGTGTCCCGCGGCGCCTTGGGCTCGGCCGGGGCCTTGGGCTTGCGGCCCGGCTTGCCCTTGGCAACCTTGGCCGGCTTGGCCGGCTTGGCAGCCTTGCCCTTGGCCGGCTTGCCCTTGCCGCGGGCCGCCTTGGCCGGCTTGTCCTGGGCCATGGGCCCCGTGGCCGGGCCCACCGAAACCACACGGGCCACAATGCCCTCCTCCTGGCCGGTTTCCGTGGCCCCGCCCACCACCACATGGCGGGCCGGATCTTCCACCAGGGCCACCACAGGGGCCCCGGACTCGGTGGCCGGGCCGCGGGCCGGCTCGCCAGCCGAGTTCGTACCCTCGGCGAAAGCGTAGGGCACCGGCTCGGTGGCCGGGCCGCCGGCCGACTCCTGGTCGGTGGGGCCGCCGGCAAATTCCCAACCCGGCGGGTTGGCGCTGGTGGACTCGGTGGCGTTGCTGGCCGGGGCCAGGGCGGGGAAAGTGAAGCCCCCATCGGTGGCGTACACGGTGGCCGGGTCAACACCCGCGGCCTTGGCTGCGCGGTTGGCGTTGCCCTTGGTGGTGTAAACCTTGGCAGTCATTTTCTTTCTCCGGGTTGCGGGCCGCCTGGATCGGGGCCCTTGCACTGCCTTGGCCCCGCGCGGCGCTGGCCGGCGGGGCTGGGCTGGTGGCGGCCCGCCTAGTCCTCCTCTATTTCCGAGCCATCGGCGCGGGCCCACAGGCGGTAGTCGAAGCCGTGGCCCTGGCAAGCAAACTCGAAAACAAGATCCCCATTGCGGAGTCGGCTCCCGTATTTTCCAGTTGGGCTGTACCACCGATCGTTGTGTAGCAAGGTCCCAACGACCTTGGTGTACACGGCGATTTCAACGAAGTCGGCCATTACTTGGACTCCTCGCGCTGGGCTTTGCACTCCAAGGTCACGTAACCGCCACCGGGCAGGGTAATGCGCTGGCCAAGGCTAGGAAGGCAGTCTTCCAGGGTAAGGTTGTGGTCCACCACTTGGACCTCCTCCTGGCCCCCACCAACGGCAGTCACCAGCAATAGGGCATACAGGGTATTCATGGGGCTCTCCGGGTTGCGGGCCTTGGGCCCTAGTGGCGTTTCCGCCGTTTCGTTTTGGCCCCCCTTTATGGCTCGTTTCTGGGCCCTGTGGGAAGTCAAAAGCGGCGGAAAAGCGAGCAATTCCATTGCGTTGTGATCCCCCCTACCGATAACAACCGAGTCACACATATGAGCCCTGGCCAGCCCCGCCATAGCCGGCCGGCCAAGGTTGCCTGGGGCCGCCTGTACAAGACTGCGCAATGGCGGGCCCTACGGCGGGCCCAACTACAGCGCGAGCCCCTTTGCGCCATGTGTACGGCCCTGGGGGTATTGCGGGCCGCAACGGTGGTGGACCACATACAGCCCCACCGTGGCCGGGCCGCCCTTTTCTACAGCCCCACCAACCTGCAAAGCCTTTGCAAGGCCCACCATGACTCCACCAAGCAACGGTGGGAAAGGCTGGCCCTAGCTGAAACCGGGGCCGATGGCTGGCCCGCCGAGCCCAGCCCCGCCACCATGGCCCGGCCGGCCAGCCCAAGGCGGTAGCGCCGGGCCCGGCCGGCCAGGGCCCCAACGCACCAGGGCAGTCCGGCTGGACGGTTTGCCAGCTCGGCCACCATGGGCCCGCCCGCCATGGCCCCGGCCATGGGCCCGGCCTGGCGCAGTCCGTCCAGACGGTTTCCGCCCCAGCCCCGCCCGGCCCCGGCCAGGGCCCCACCACCAGAGCCAAGCGCCGGGGCATGGCCCCACCAGGGCCGCCCCACCAGGGCCAGGGGCCCAGCCCCGCCGGCCAGGGCCACCACCAGGGGGCAGGGCCCAGCTCCACCAGGGCCACCACCAGGGCCGCCGGCCCCACCCTTTCGACCTGGTAGCGATCGGGCCCATCTACCAGCCGCCGACGATGAACCCCGCCCGCCGCTACTACCGCCCCGGCCTGGCGATCCGAGTGCCGAGCCACAAGGCGGGCCGATGAACCCGCCCGGCGATCCAACTCCGGGCCGAGGGCGATCCGACCCGATCCACCAGCCGGCGACGATGAATCCCCCCCTAGGGAATCGTACACGCCACCAACGATGAAAGAATCGATCTACCTCTACTCGTGGTGGATCGCATCGATCTACCGGGGCCGGCATGGAAGATCGAGGTGGGGTCCCCACTCTGGGGAAGATCGGGGCGGCTTCGATTCGAAGGTCTGAATCGGGAACATCGGCTCGATTATTGCTCCAAACCGATCGAGATCTGATCGAGAATTGCTCGGGGAGCAACAGAATTGCTCGGCAGGGGGGGGTATGAGCAATCTTCGGGTCGATCCGGCCGGGGGCGGCGCGGGCAACTCTTTCTTAGACGCCGCAGTAAAATGAGGGGCCCTCAGATCTGAGCCCTCGCGAACCGGCGAAAGAAAATGCTCCGGGGGTCGCCCGAACGCGCGAGTCGTTGAAATTGCAGGGAAATTCCCTCCCTTCCCCTGCGCGAAGGCAAGACAAAAACACCTGCATCACGTCGGAAATCGGCGGGATCGCCGCTCCGACGTCTTGGCCACGCCAAGACAACCCCGAAAGAACGCCAGAACAACCGGTGCGAGACCTATGCCCAAACCGAAGTTGAGCGCTCCGCGGCCAAGCACTGACCGCCCCGTGACTGGCCCGGAACTGCTGTCTCATGGGGGCAGCATCGCCATCCCCCCGGAGTGGCCAGCGCACCAGACCGAGGCCCGGCGGCTTGAGCAGCTCGTGCCCTACGCCCGCAACGCTCGGACGCACACGGACGAGCAGGTTGGGCAGATCATGGCGTCGATGCGGGAGTGGGGCTTTACGATCCCGGTCCTGGTGGACGAGAGCGACAGCATCATCTGCGGTCATGGCCGCGTCCTGGCAGCCCAGCGGCTCGGCTACGAGCACGTCCCGGTCATGGTGGCCCGCGGCTGGAGCGATGCGAAGAAGCGGGCATACATCCTCGCCGACAACAAACTCGCGCTCAATGCCGGGTGGAATGACGAGCTGCTGCGGCTGGAGATCTCCGATCTCGCCGACATGGGCTTCGACATCCCGCTCCTCGGCTGGAGCGACAAGGAGTTGGACAAGCTCATGGGCGGCGGCAAGGCGGGGCTCACGGACCCCGACGCCGTGCCCGAAGAGCCGCTGGTCCCTTCAACCCTCCCCGGGGACCTGTGGCAGCTCGGCGGCCATCGCGTCATCTGTGGGGACGCCACCGATGCCGAGGTGGTCGGCCGACTGCTGGCGGGTGTGAAGCCGCATCTCATGGTCACGGACCCGCCCTACGGCGTCTCCTACGACCCGAGCTGGCGCAACGGCGTCGATCTCGGGCTCGGCGAGGGCAAGCGCTCGGTCGGCAAGGTGCAGAACGACGATCGGGCCGATTGGGCGCCGGCCTGGGCTCTGTTCCCCGGCGACGTGGCCTATGTCTGGCACGGCGGCGCCCATGCCGACACGGTGGCGCAGAGCCTCCGGGCCGAGCGGTTCGAGATGCGGTCGCAGATCATCTGGGTCAAGCAGCACTTCGTGGTGTCGCGGGGCGACTACCACTGGATGCACGAGCCCTGCTGGTACGCGGTCCGGAAGGGCAAGACCGGCCATTACAACGGGGATCGCAAGCAGACCACGGTCTGGGAGATCAAGAACAACAACCCGATGGGCGCCGGCAAGGGCAAGGAGAAGACCTGGGATCACGGCACGCAGAAGCCGGTCGAGTGCATGCGCAAGCCGATCGAGAACAATTCCAGCGCCGGCCAGGCTGTTTACGATCCCTTCCTCGGATCGGGCACGACGCTCATCGCGGCCGAGATGATGGGCCGGATCGGCTACGGCTGCGAGCTGAACCCGGTCTATTGCGACGTGATCATCCGCCGCTGGCAGGAGTTCACGGGCGAGGAGGCCCGCCTGGAGGGCACCGGCGAGACCTACGAGGCCGTCCAGGCCCGGCGGCTCCAAGCCCCTACCCATCCAGAGACGGTGAAGACCGTCCAGTGACACCGAGAGGGCAGTCCTTATGAGCTATTCATTCACCGTGGCGGCCGACACCAAGGCCGAGGCGAAGGCGATGCTCACTGTCGAATTCGACAAGGTCGTTGAAGGGCAGCCGACTCATGCTGCAGAGCGCGATGCAGCCCAGGCCGCGGCGGAGGCTTTCGTTGACGTGTTGAGCGACCCGGTTGAAGGTCAGTCGATCGTCGTCAATGTTCATGGCTCGCTTGGCTGGCTCACGGAGGGCGAGTTTGTGAGCGCCAATGTCGGCATCGCCGCGCGGGTCGGCGCCAAGGTTTGAGCGATCCTCAAGAGTTCAAGCCGTGCAAAGCCGCCGGCTCTCGCTGATCGAAGCCTGCACCTCCACCGCCATCGGGTTCGTCGTCGCCACCGCGACGCAGATCGCCGTCTTCCCGCTCTTCGGGCTGCACACCAGCCTCGGGGAGAACATGCAGATCGGCGCGATCTTCACCGCCGTTTCCATCGCCCGCTCCTATCTGGTGCGGCGCCTGTTCGAGACCGTCCATGTCAAAGCTCCGCTCCTCCGCCAAGCCGACCGCGCTGAAGCTCATCCAGGGCAACCCCGGCAAGCGGCCGATCAATAAGCGCGAGCCCAAGCCGGCCAACGTCATCCCCGACCCGCCCGAGGTGCTGACCACCGACGCGGCGATCGAGTGGATGCGGATCACGCCGGAACTGTACGCCCTGGGGCTGTTGACCGGGCTCGACCGGGCCGCCCTGGCCGCCTACTGCCAAGCCTATGGCCGTTGGGTGCAGGCCGAGCGGTCGATCGCCGAGATGGCCAAGCGCGATCATCTGACCCGCGGCCTGATGATCAAGACCACCAACGGCAACGCCATCCAGAACCCGCTCGTCGGCACCGCCCACAAGGCCGCCGCGGACATGGTCCGGTATGCCTGCGAGTTCGGCATGAGCCCGGCCGCCCGGTCGCGCATCGCGGCTGGCCCGCTCGACGACGGGTCGAAGTTCGACGGGCTGCTTGCCTAAGCAGCGCGGCGCGTTCCCAGAGCGCGCAGAGAGAGTCAGCCGGTTCATCGAGTGCTTGGTCGTCCCGAGTGGTGTCGGCCAGGGCGGCCCGCTCCGGCTGCGGCGGTTTCAGACCAAGTTCGTGCGGGCGATCTACACGCCGCACACCTTCAAGGGGCGGAAGTGGCGCCGGGTGGTGCGCCGGGCGATCCTGTCCATCGCCCGGAAGAACGGCAAGACGGCGCTGATCGCCGCCTTGGTCCTGGTCCATCTGTGCGGCCCCGAGGCGATCCCGAACGGCGAAATCTACTCGGCCGCCAACGAGCGCGAGCAGGCGGCCCAGGTCTTCAAGGTCTGCCAGCAGATGATCGCGGCCGACCCGGAATTGCGGTCTCGAGCCGGCCTGGAGGTGATCCCCTCCACCAAGACGATCATCTGCCGGCGCAATGGATCGGTGTATCGGGCGATCTCGGCCGAGGCCGGGACCAAGATGGGCCTCAACCCCAGCGTCGTCGTCTACGACGAGTTGGCGCAGAGCAAGAGCCGGGCTCTCTACGATGCCCTCGATTCCGGTATGGGCGCCCGCGAGGAGCCGCTCTTCATCGTCATCAGCACGCAGTCGAATGATCCGCAGCACATCCTCTCGCAACTGATCGACGATGGGCTGCGGGCCGAAGACCCCACGATCGTCTGCCACCTCTACGCCGTCCCCGATGACGTCGAGGACATCTTCGACGAGTCCGTCTGGCCGCTCGCGAATCCGGCTCTGGACGATTTCCGCTCCCTGGAGGACATGCGGGCGATGGCGCAACGGGCGGCCCGCATGCCTTCGTTCGAGGCATCGTTCCGCAACCTGTACCTGAATCAGCGGGTCGACGCGCAGAGCCCGCTGATCCCGCGGGCGGAATGGGAGGCGTGCAAGGCCGAGGAGACGCTGCGGCCGGGCGAGCGGATCTATCTCGGCCTCGACCTGTCGGCCACCACCGACCTCACCGCTCTGGTGGCCTGCTCGGCCGATGACGGCGACCGCATCCGGTCGTGGTTCTGGAAGCCCGGCGGCTTGGTCAAGGAGCACGAGCTGCGGGACCGGGCGCCTTACAGCCTGTGGAAGGATCAGGGGTGGCTCCAGGGGCCGCCCGGCAAAGCCATCGACTACGGCTACATCGCCGAGCAGATCGGCGAGCTGTCCACCGAGTACGACGTGGTCGGCCTGGCGTTCGATCGCTGGCGGATCAAAGACCTGATGCGGGAGTTCGGCCGGATCGGGCTCCAGACCTTCTCGGACGACGACAAGCCCATCCCCGGCGCGCTCCGGCTTGTGTCCTGGGGCCAGGGCTTCCGGGACATGAGCCCGGCGATCGACGCCCTGGAGATTTCGATCCTGCAACGCCGGTTCTTCCATGACGGAAACCCGGTCATGAACTTCTGCATCTCGAATGCCCAGGCCGTGAGCGACCCGGCCGGCAACCGCAAGCTCGACAAGTCGGCGACCCGGTTCCGCATCGACGGTGCGGTGGCCTGCGCCATGGCTGTCGGGCTCAAGGCCCGCGACCTCCAGCGGGTGGTCGCGCCGACCTATCAGATGCTCTTCCTGGGGAGCTAATCGGGCGCGGCAACAGGCCGGTAACAGGCGACCCGGACTGCCACAACGGACCCGTCCCGTGAAACGGGCTTGCCGCGCCTGGGCCTGATCCTACGGCACACATTCGAGACCATCAAGGGGCCCTGATCCGGGCCCCTTTGCATTTGGAGCCGCCCATGCGCGACCGGGCTTACAGCATCCTGCATGTACGGGATGTGAACGACGATGCACGGGTGATCGAGGGCATTGCCTCGACCCCGGCCACGGACAGAGTCGGCGATATCGTCGAGCCCATGGGCGCCAAGTTTGCCCTGCCGATGCCGCTGCTCTGGCAGCACGACGCTTGGCAACCGGTCGGGCACGTCGAGTTCGCCAAGCCGACCAAGAACGGCATCCCCTTCCGGGCCACGATCGCCAACATCGCCGAGCCCGGCAAGCTGCGTGATCGGGTCGAGGAGGCATGGCAGTCGGTCAAGGCCGGGCTCGTCCGAGCCGTCTCGATCGGCTTCCGCTCGCTTGAGCACGAATTCATGGAAGGCGGCGGCATCCGCTTCCGGACCTGGGAATGGCTGGAGCTGTCGCTCGTGACCATCCCGGCAAACGCCGACGCCACCATCACCACCGTTCGATCGATCGACGCCGAACTCCGGGCCGCGACAGGCCGAGGGAGGAAGAGCGGGGTCTTTGCCCTGCCCGGCTCGATCACGACCACCGACGACCGCTCCATGCGGCCGGTCGGCACCACCCTGCCCGGCGCCTCGGGCTCCCTGAAAACCAATGCGAAGAAAGGGGCCAAGGCTATGCCGAGGACCGTCGCAGAGCAGATCACTGCTTTCGAGAACACCCGCGCCGCGAAGGCCGCGCGGATGGCCGACATCATGAACGAGGCCGGCGAGCAGGACGTCACCCTGGATACCGAGCAGGCCGACGAGTACGACGGCCTGCGCGATGATCTCAAGGAGATCGACGCCCATCTCGGCCGCCTGCGCGAGCAGGAGGCCCTCCAGGCCGTCACCGCCAAGCCGCCGCGGGTGGATGCCACCGAGCGCGGCATGGCCGATCGGGCACAGAGCCCCATCACCATCGTCCGCGAGACCAAGCTGCCGCCCGGCATCGAGTTCGCCCGCTACGTCAAGGCGCTCGCCGCCGCGAAGGGCAACCCGCAGATCGCCTACGAGATCGCGAAGGCGCAGTATCCGGACAACGGGCGCGTCCACAACGTGCTCAAGGCCGCGGTCGCCGCCGGCACCACGACCGACCCGACCTGGGCCGGCCCGCTGGTCGACTACCAGACCTTCGCCGGGGACTTCATCGAGTTCCTGCGTCCGACCACGATCCTCGGCAAGTTCGGCGCGAACGGCATCCCGAGCCTGTTCAACGTGCCGTTCAACATCAAGATCCCGGCTCAGACCAGCGGCGGCAGCGCCTACTGGGTCGGCGAGGGCAAGCCGAAGCCCCTCACCAAGTTCGATTTCTCGCAGATCGAACTGCGGTGGGCCAAGATCGCGAGCATCGCGGTCCTGACCGAGGAGCTGGTCCGCTTCTCGAACCCGAGCGCGGACACCCTGGTCCGCAATGCCCTGGCCGAGGCGGTGCGCGCCCGGATGGACATCGACTTCATCGACCCGGCCAAGGCCGTCGTCGCGAACGTGTCCCCGGCGTCCATCACCAACGGCGTCACCCCGATCGCCTCGACCGGCGACGTGTCGGCGGATCTCGATGCGCTCTATACCGAGTTCATCACCGCCAACCTGTCGACGGCGAGCGGCGTCTTCATCATGAGCGAGATCACTGCGCAGCAGATCGCTCGGGTGAAGACCCCCCTGGGGCAGTCCGAGTATCCCAACATCGGGCCGCGCGGCGGCTCGCTGGAGGGCGTGCCGGTCATCACCTCGCAGTATGTGCCGGTGGGCACGATCATCCTGGTGGCGGCCGACCAAGTGTACCTGGCCGACGACGGGCAGGTCGTGATCGACGCCTCCCGCGAGGCGTCGCTGGAGATGCTGGACAACCCGACGAACGCCTCGGCCCCGCCGACCGCGACGTCGCTGGTCTCGCTCTGGCAGACGAACTCGATCGGCATCAAGGCCGAGCGGTTCGTGAACTGGCAGAAGCGCCGCGCCGAGGCCGTGGCCATGGTGACCGGCGCCGACTACGCCCCGACGACCTGAGAGTGATCTGGCACGCGACGCCCTGGCTCTCGGGTGACATCGGCGGAGGCTTGAACGCCTTCGTCGAGCGCCTGCCCGAGGACGCTTGGGTGTGCCTCCGTGACGGTGACACGATCTGGCTCACGCCGGATTGGGGCGACCAAGTCGAGCGGGTGGTGGCCGAGCATGGCGAGCGCTTCGCCGTGATCGGCGCCATGACCAATCGGCTCCGGTCGCCCCACCAGCTCCACGGCGGCATCATGTCGGCCGATCCCGATATCGGCCGGCACCGTGACATCGCTCTCAAGCGTTGGGCGGAGCATGGGACTGCCGTACAGCCGCTGCACCGCGGCGTCCTGGCCGGCATGTGCCTGATCTTCCCGAAGCGGGTCTGGACCGAGCACCCGTTCGAGGAGCGCTCGATCCGGTACGACCTGACCTTCTCGATGGCGGTGCGGGCCGGCGGTGGCCGGCTCGGCATCGCCCTCGGGCTCTACCTGTTCCATCTGTACCGCTGGGGCGCCGGCAACCCGCTCGCCTCGACGGCCCACCTCGCAGGGGTCGGTCGATGAAGATCGGCATCGGCGTTACCACGCACAACCGCCGGGACGTCTTCGTCCATTCCCTCGGCGAGATCCGTCGCTTCGCGCCGCCCGGCGCGGTGATCGTCGTTGTCGACGACGCCAGCGACGAGCCGGCGCCGGAGGCCACGTTCCGGTTCGATCAGAACGCCGGGATCGCCCGCGCCAAGAACAAGTGCCTCGAACTGCTGGACGACGCGGGCTGCGACGAGTTCTTCCTGTTCGACGACGACACCTATCCGATCTGCCCCGACTGGTGGCGGCCCTACGTCGAGAGCGACGAGCCGCACCTGATGTACATCTTCGTCGATTTCCGCGATCGGCCGACGCTTCGGGATAACGCGATCCTCTACGCCGACAGCAAGATCACGGCCTACAGCCACGCCCGCGGCTGCATGCTCTACCTCAACCGGCTCTGCCTGGAGCGGGCCGGCGGCATGAACCCGGTGTTCGGCCGCTGGGGGTGGGAGCACCCCAACCTGTCGGAGCGGATCTACAATCTCGGCCTGACCCTGTTCCGCTACGCCGATGTCACCGGCAGCGACCGGCTGATCCATTCGAGCGACGAGTTCCTGGAGGTCAAGTCGACGATCCACGGCGCCGAGCGGCAGAAGTGGATCGCCCGGAACAAGGAGGTCCACCAGTCGCTCTTTGCGGCGACCGAGTTCGTCCCCTACCGGGCGACCGAGGACGTGATCCTCACGTGCTATTTCACCGGGCAGCCGGACCCGCAGCGCGGGACCTGCATGCCGACGAACTACGATGACCTTCTGCCGCTGATCGGCAGCATGGGCGCCCGGCGGCTCGTGGTCTTGCACGACTGCCTGGATGCGCCGGACACCGCCACGGTCCACCACGTGCGGGTCGAGACCACGGTGCAGCCCTATTTCCAACGGTGGATCTCGATCCTCCAATACCTGCGGGCTCATCCCGAGATCGATCGCGTCTTCTGCGTCGATGCGACCGACGTCGAGCTGCTCAACGATCCGTTCCGGGACATGGGCGAGCACCTGTATCTCGGCGACGAGCCCTCCAAGCTGGCGTGCCCCTGGATGCTGCAACAGCACCGGGCGATCTTCCTCCTGGAGTTCTTCCGCAAGTACGGCCATCTGCCGCTGCTCAACGCCGGCATCGTCGGCGGCCGGCGGCAGCTCGTGATGCAGTTCTTGCAACGGCTGATCTCCGTCTATTTCGACGCCCTGGCCCTGGCCGCGATCAAGAAACTGCCGGGGCCCGGCACGACCGACATGGGCGTCTTCAACTTCACCGCTCGCACGTTCTTCGCCGGCCGCCTCCGCCATGGGCGCGAGGTCAATACGGTCTTCAAGACCTTCTCCCGCGAAGGGCCGAGTTGGTTCCGCCACAAGTGAGGTCGCTGTGCCTGATCTGATCTCCCTCAAGCCCATGACCTATCGGCACCGGGCGCTCCGCCCCGGCGCGCCGTTCACGGTCCCCACCGACATCGAGGCCCGCCTGCTCAAGCGGTGTGGTTGCGCCATCGACGCGGCGGCCGAGCCCGGCCTGGACCCCGAGCCGGGCATGGGGCCGAGCGTTGGGCCGGCGGCTCCGGCCAGGCCGAAACTGCGGCGCAAGCCGCAGCGGTATCAGCGCCGGGATCTGCGGGCCGATGACTGAGCCCTATAGCGACCTGTGGGGCTCGGTGCCGGCCTATGACGGCACCGGCGCTCCTGATCTGGTCCTGAAGACCCGCTTCATCGAGGGCGATCTCCAGCGGTTGCAGATCAAGAAGGGCGACACCTTCGTCCTCATGGTCGACGAGGTGCTCTCCATGGACGAGCAGGCCAACATCCTCCGCCGCTGGGGAGACACCTTCCCCGGCGCAAAGCTCATTGTCTTGCCGCGGGGCTACCGCCTCGGCGTCGTCGAAGGGCTGAAGTAGCATGCGGATCTTCGGCCTCACGATCTCCCGCGGCGCCACGGAAACGAAGGCGGTGCCTGCGAACCTGCGCGGGCCGAGCAATCGGGGCGGTTGGTGGCCGTTCGTCCGCGAGCCCTATGCCGGGGCATGGCAGCAGAACGTCGAATGGTCCACCGACGAGGTGCTGGCCTATTTCGCGGTCTACCGCTGCATCAGCCTGATCAGCTCCGATATCGCCAAGATGGAGTTGATGCTCGTCACCTGGACGGATGGCGTCTGGAGCGAGACCGAGAGCCCGGCCTTCTCGCCGGTCCTGGCAAAGCCGAACCCGTACCAGACGCGCATCCAGTTCTTCCAATCGTGGGTGATCTCGAAGCTCGTCAACGGCAACGCCTACATCCTGAAGGAGCGCGATCAGCGCGGCGTCGTCGTGGCGCTCTATGTGCTCGACCCGTGGCGCTGCCAGCCCCTCATCGCCGAGGACGGCTCGGTCTACTACCAGCTCGCGGTCGACACCCTGAATGGGCTGGAAAACGGCATCATCGTCCCGGCCCGTGAAATCATCCATGACCGGTGGAACACGCTCTACCACCCGCTCTGCGGCACCTCGCCGATCTTCGCTTGCGGCCTGGCGGCGATGCAGGGCCTCAAGATTCAGAACAACTCGGC